TCAGGCGGCTCGGGAAAAGTGCCCATATGCCCCACCCGTGGGGGACGGTGGGGGGAGCTGGAAACCCGCGGAAAACTGCGGATTTTGGCCGGCCGAGGGAGCGTAGTTCCCCACCTTCACCAGCGCATCCTCAAGATTTTGGGGCTTCACATGTGCGTACCGAAGGGTCGTTTCGATCACTTTGTGGCCCATCCATTCCTTGATGACAAAGACGTTGATGTCGGCGTCGACCATGCGCGTCGCGCACGTATGGCGGCAGGCGTGAAAGACGAAGTTCTCGTCCTCCGCAAGCCCCATGTGCTCCCTCGCCCGCTCCCACCAGGTACGCAGGCCGCGGCGCGTCGGCATTGTCCCCGATTGCAGAAGATCGAGCAGAAGGTCCCTCGTGTGGTCCGACATGGGAACGGTGCGCGGCGTGTCGGTCTTGGTCTTCCAGAGGTGGAGGCGGTTGCCGTTGATCTGGCCCGGCTCGACCGTGAGCAGCTCGTCGCGGCGGCACCCGGTGGCGATGGCGACCTGGATGAGCTTCCAGACGGCGTGGGCCTGCTGGGCCTTGGGGTGATCCCGGCCGGTCAGGAACGCGCCCAGGGCCTGCTCCTCCTCGACGGTGATCCAGCGGATACGGCCGACGCTCTCCTCGCGCCACGAGAACTCAATCTCCGAGACGGGCGCGACTCGGTACTTCCGCTTCTGCGCCCAGGTCAGGAAAGTCTTGAGGTGCGACAGGTAGCGGTTCACGGTCCCGTCCGCCTTCCCGAGGGCCTTGAGCTTCTTGATGAGCCCGTCGACCGTGTGGGTGTCGATGTCGTCCAGGCGCAGGTTGCGGCCGAGGAGCGTCTCCATGATCGCCATGTGCTGCCAGCACCCCGACTCGCTGTCCATGCCGGCCCAGAGCATCCCCTTAGCCAGCGGGATGACCGAGGAGAGCGTGTGGACCTCCGGGGCACCTACGGCCGCTCCAGGGCCTGGGAGGGCCTCTCCGGCCGCCCAGGAGGCCAGCACGGCCTTCTCGTCCTGCTGCGCCTGCGCCAGGCTGTCCCAGCGCTTGCGATAGCGCTCCTTGCCGCGCTGTAGCTCGACCCGGAACCGCCCGGTGAGCTTGCCGTCTTTCTTGTCGGGATAGATTGCCACGGGATCAGGCCTCCTTGTGCCGACCCCGGTAGGCGCTGCCCCCGGTGATCTGTCTGTGATTGCGGTCGATCATTCTACTCCAGAGCATCCTCAATCTGGTTCTTGAGGAGCTTCCCCTTATTGGTGAGGACATACTGCACGTTCCGCAGGCTCGTCGGGTCCTGGATGCGCGAAAGGAGCCCGTAGCCCTCCTCGCCGTTCCTGAGCGTCGACGAGAGGTCCAGAAGGTGGCGACTCATCGTTCCCTTCGAGGCCCCTGCTTTGTCCGCCAGCGCCTGCACCCCAATCCCCTCGTTGAGGCAGACCAGGACGAAGGTGTGGAAGAGCTGGACCGGGGTGGCTCCGCTCGTGGCCTGCCGCCACGCGGTGAGCGCCCGATCCATTTTCTTCAGGCCGAGAGATGCGTTAGCTTCGCGTGCCATGTGCTGCCCCTACTGCAAATTGCGACGGTCTGCAACGGTGAACTGTCAGTCGCTGCGGAACGTCAGTGATGATGTCCGGTTCCATTCCACCGACCGTCTGTAGCGACAAGGGGAACGAAAAAAGACCCCGCCAGGAAAGGCGGGGCATTTTGGGACAGGTGGTTAGAAAAGTAGGGACCAGACGTGATCGCCGACTGCGCCGAGGATCGCGACGAAGCCCGCGAAGATGCTGGCGACGGTAGCCGCCCGGACCTGGAAGGCCGAGAGGAGCTGGCGCTGGGTGGCCGAGTCGGCCTCCAGTTTGTCGAGGCGCCGGTCGATGAGCGAGTGCGCCTCGTTGTGCCCGTCGAGCTTGGTCTCGATGCGAGTCATGCGATCCCGGAGGTCCAGGATCAGGGAGGTGTGTTCTTCCATGGGTATTTCAGAAGGAGATGATGGAGCGGCGACTGTGGCCCGGAGGCTCGCCCAGCGCCTCGAAGAGGCCGTCGAGCAGCTTCTCAGCGACTCGGGCCCAGCGGCGCCCCTCCAGGGACTTACGGCCCACGACGGAGCTGATGGTCTCCTGAGGGCGCGGGAGGGCCGCTAAGCCCGCCAGGTACAGCGGGCCCGCGAAGGTGACGTGGAGGAGCTGGTCGAACGCGATGAGCCACGCACGGCCCCAGAGGAGCGCTCGGGGCCTCACGGGGCCGGCCAGGCCACCGCTGCGGCGGACACGATGGCCCCCACAGTCTCACCGCTAGCGGACTTGCGCTTGGCGGCCATGCGGAGGCCTTCGATCGCGGCACCCACCGGGACCCAGGCGTCTGCCTGCGCGACGACCTCGGCCGCCAGAGCGTCGACCGTGATGTCACACGCGGCGGCCTCGGCGGCCAGGAAGGGCGTGGGGGCCTTCGGGTCCTTCAGGTAGGCCCGAGCCTCTGCCTCCTTGCGGAGGTACGTCATGCCCTGCCCTGCGCCGGGCGTGAGGAACCGGAGGCGCACCTGTTCGGCCTCCTCGTCGATCCTGGCCGCTGCGGCGACCTTGAGGGCCGTGAGGTCCAGCTCGGGACTGGAGATGACCGCCTGAGGGACCGCGACGATGGCGGCGCCCTCCGGGAGCGGTATGGCCGCCAAGGTGCCCGGCTGGGCCCCTCCTCGCCACAGCTCGCGGCCGGTGACGGTGTCGTAGACGATGTAGTGTTCCATTGGGTTCTCAGCGCTTGAACGCCGTGGCGGTCATGATTTTGTAGGAGCTGGTCCAGCTTGCCCCCGATTGGTCGGCGTAGAGCTGGAGCGTGTAGGTGTGCGTGCCGGGACCCGGCTGGTCGACGACACTGGTTGCGAGCATCCCGCCGAAGGTGACGCCGAACTGGCCGAAGGCAGTCGGGCGGATCGTGAGCGGGCCGTAGATGACCACGCCGTCCCGGAGGATGCGGAAGTACAGGTAGGACGTGGTCGGCGAAGAGCCTCCGAAGTCCGCACTGACGTTGACGAGGTAGGTGTCGGTCGCGGACGAGGTCACCGTGGTCGAGACGAGGTCCCGCACCGTCAATCCGCTCCCGGCAGGCGAAGTCTGTTCGGTGCCGTTGACCGCGTAGGCTGTCGAGGTGACCTGGTTGGCCCCGATCGTGCGGGTCGTCAGCGTGCCGTCGAGGAGGAGGTCCCCCGTGACCCGCATGTTGGTGTCCACAAGGAACTCGCCGGCCGAACCGTCCTTCTTGCGGAGGCCGATGGCGACCCGCCCTTCCGGGGTGGTGCCGGTGACGCCCCAGTAGACCTCCTGGCGGCCGTCGAGGGTCGAGACGGCCTGGGAGACGGTCTGCAAGGACGCCTTGGCACCGTTGGCCGTGGTCTCGACGGTGTCGATGCGGGACGCGAGAGCCCCATCCTGGTTCGCTCGGGCGGTAGCCTCCTCGGCGACCTTGGCCGAGACCCGCTGGTCGACGTCACCGCCCCCGTCGAAACGTGCCTCAACCGTCGAGAGCCGCTGGGACAGAACGCCATCGGCCTGAGCCCGAACGGTCTCCTCCGTGGCGACGCGGCCGGTGAGGGCCCCAAGGCTCACTCGGGCCTTCTTATTGGCGACTTCCTCGGCGGTGGCCTGCCGGACGCCCGCCAGGTTCCAGCGCAGCCGCTTGGCCGGCACGTTGGGGAGGAAGGACTCCCAAGCCGTCATCGGGTGGAAACGCAGGGAAGCGAGGTCGTTGACGCTGAAGTCGACTAGGAGGGCGAAACGGTAGCGGCGCCCTGCTAGTCCTGCGCCCGGAGCCGTATCGGTGGCGTCTGGCTGGAGCGCGAAGTCCCACGAAGCGGTGACGATCGCGACGCCACTCGTGTTGTATCCGGCGAGGTAGCAGCCCGATCCGTTGAGCTGTCCTTCGACAAGGCTCACGTCGACCTCTACCACGAACCAGCCCGGCCCGATCATCATGCCGAGGTCCACTCCGCCTCCGGCATCGCCAAAGGACAGCCCGCTCACCGCATGGAAGAGGTTGCCCTGGCCGCCAGGCCAGGAGGTCTCCATCGCATACCGACCGATGACCCCGTCTCGTCGGACAACGGCGCCTCCCGTCTGCGTAGCGAGGCCCCACCCGTTCGGGATTTCTCCGCGACTGTCGGGCCAGTCTGCGAAGTAGGCCGCACGGTTGAGGTAGGTCGGCGAGCCGCCCACAGAAGCCTCGACGGCCGCTGTCCGGGTCGCGAGGGACCCGAGGGCCGTAGCGGAGGCGCTGGTGGCCTCCTGGACCCCTGCGGCGACCTTCTGGTCCGTCTCGCCCCTCAGGGTGGCGGCAAGGTTCTGGCGGGCCGTTGCTTCAGCACTCACGGCGTCGGAGCGGGCCTGCGCCTCACTCGACACGGCCGCCGAGGTCTCGCCCCGGAGCTTGGTCTCAAGGTTCTGGCGGGCGGTCGCTTCGGCCGAGATGGCGTCGGCGCGGACCCGAGCCTCCTCCTGGATCGCGGCGCGGGCGACAGGGTCCTCCCCGCTCCCACCGGACCCTGAGGAGGCCTCAAGGGCCTGGACGCGGCTGGCGACTGCGGAGACGGCATCGGCGCGGGCCTGGGCCTCCTCGGAGACCTTCGCGGTGACCTTGGTGTCGACCTCACCGGCCGTGGTATAGTCGGCCTCGATCGCGCCCAGGCGGGACGCAATGGCCCCGTACTCGTCGGCACGGGCCTTCTGCTCGACCTGGATGGCCGCGGAGACCTTGGTGGTCGTCTCGGACCGCAGGGTCGCCGCAAGCTCCTGTCGGGTGGTGGCCTCGGCGAGGATCGCGTTGGCCCGTGCGGTGGCCTCTTCGGAGACGCGGGCATCGAGCGCGAAGTCGACGTCGGTCCGCTTGGCGTACGAGGCCTCGACGGACTGGAGGCGGCCGGCGAGAGCCTCCTCCCCATCGGTACGTGCGGTGACCTCGTCGATCACGTTGGACTTGAGGAGCGCGACGTCGTCGGAGAGGCGCTTGAGGTCCGCGGGGCTTGCGCCTCCCGTGGCGTCCTTGCCGGGCTCTCCTCGTTCGCCGCGAGGGCCGGGCTCGCCCTGGTCGCCTTTGTCGCCCTTCTCGCCTCGGGGGCCGCGGAGGTCGACGTTGCCCTTCCCGTAGAAGGAGGGGAGCTGGTTCATGGTGTTTCCTAGATGACCCCGAACACCTGCCCATCGGCTCGCATGTAGAGGGTGCCGAGAGGCAGGCCGGCGGCCTTAGCCGCGGCGTTGGTGGTGTAGGTCGGGAGGGGGATCAGCGGGCCGGGAGGGCCCTGGATGCCGTCCTTGCCGGGCTCCCCGCGGGGGCCTCGGAGGCGCTCCTGGTCGCCGTCGCCGTAGAAGGAGGTCTGGGCGAGAGACATCAATAATCGCCTCGGTCGGTGGGGAGTGGGATGTTGATGCGGCCGGACCACTTCTCGTCGAGGTCCTGGCCGGAGATGTCGGCGACGTAGCCGTCCGCGCGGGCCTGAAAGCGCCGGGCGTACTCATCCTCCATCTGGAAGTGGTCGGCGGCGAGGACCGCGGCCGTGTAGACGACGGCGTTGAGCGCCGAGCGTGTCCACACGTTCTCGTCGTCATCCGCGGCGAGCGGCGGCGACTGGGTGTAGTAGTGGAAGTAGACGTTCGTGTTCGGGGCCGGCGTGGGCTTCAGGAGCCAGCGGTCGCCGATCTTCACGAAGTGGGTGGGGACGCCCGCGGTCTCGCGCATCGCAAGGAACTGGGCGATGTCCACCTGGACCAGCTCGGTCGTGTCGGTGAACAGGTTGATCCCCTCCAGGAAGCCGGTGGGGACGATGATGGCGTTGCGCTCGCCGTCCCACTCGCCCTGGGTGAGCATGGTCTCCATGCAGCCGATGCGGAGCTTGCGCTCCATGTCGGCGATGGCGTCCGTGATGAAGTCTCCGGCGAGAGCGTCGGTGAGGTCGCGCCGGTTGATGATCGACTGGAGGCGTCGCTTGCACTTGCCGAAGCTCATGGGATCAGAAGCTCTTAGAGGTGGTCTGGAAGGCCGTCAGGTCCTCGGCGCGGAGCTTCGCGAGGATGATCGCGGCGCCGTTCGGGTCATGGATGGCCTCGAAGATGTCGAAGCCCTGGCGGCGCCAGTTGTTGACGACGGCGACAGGGATGCGGGCGAGGTGGATGCGCTCGATGTCGTCGCCCTTGGTGAGCTGGGCGAAGGTCGAGGCGTCTTGATGGTTCCGAGTGGCGGCCACGCGGTCCAGGAAGGACTGCGGGATTTCCTGCTCGGCGACGATCGTGCCGGTGACCTGGAGGTCGCCGTCGACCGTATCGGGGATGAAGTCCTCGTCGAGGCCGACGAAGCGATAGGGGGAGGTCATTCGGTATTCGGTGGGAGGTGAAAAGAAACCCCCGACCCGGTGAGGGGCCGGGGGCACTTGCGGCTTACGCGCCGATGTTGGTGACGAGCGTCGACGCCTTGAAGTTGTCGTGCTCCAGGCCGTACTCGCCGGCCAGCATGATCTTCGTGTTGTCGCCGGTCTTGGCGAGGGTCTCGCGGAACCAGCCGCGGCCCTTCAGGACGGCCTTCTTCCAGTTGGCCGGGTTCCAGAGCAGGCCGAAGTCGGCCTTCATCTCGCGGTTGGTCTCGACCGTCAGCGTGCCCAGCGCGGTCGTGTACACGTCGACGACGTGGACGATCTCGTTGGCCTTCGCGCCGGTCACCTCACGGGTGCGGCTCGCGTTGCCGGCGAACTCCGCGGTCTGCTCCGCGACGTACGGGGCGACCATGAAGCGGCGAGCGCGACCGCCCTCGTCGTAGTTCTTCTTGATCGCGAGGCGCAGCGTCTGCTCCTTGAGCGGCGCTGCGGTCGCGTTGTTCGCGATCTTGTTGTTCGCGTCGATGAGCTGGCTGGCCGACGCGGTGCGACGCGCGACGGTGTTCGAGCCGAGGACCGAGGCCTGGTCGACGCCGACGAACGAGCGCTCCAGGTCGAGCTTGAGGGCCTTGCCCTTCTTCACGATCTGGCGGGCCAGCTCGGACTTGCGGCCGTAGTGCTCCGTCGCCTCGACCGAGCCCGAGAGCTTGATCGTGCGCGAGTAAATCTGAGTGGTGTTCGACCGCATCTGGGTCGTGCTCAGGTCCTCCTCGGTGGCGTCGAAGCCCTCGACCTGGGCGTTGTCCTTGCCGCCCTCCTGCTCGTCCTCCTGCCACTGGAACTGCTTCTGCGTCACGGTGCGGGTCGTAAGCGAGCTGGAGAACGGGGTCTCGTGCTTATCCAGCATCGAGATGACGTCCGAGACGTCTTCCTTGGCGCCGACCGAGTCGTAGGTCTTGAAAGTTGCCATGGTGGGTGTGTTTCTTCTTAGAAAATGGGTGTTTGGTTGGGTGTCGGGGTGGCCGGGCTGTTAGGCCCAGCGCCCCATGAGGACCGCGACGGCGTCGGAGTCCGAGCCGGTCCGCGCGAGGCGGCTCTCGGCCTTCTTGGCGGTTGCGGCCTTCGCCGGTTCCTGCCGAGCGGTGCCCTTGAGGACCTTGGTGGGCGCCGCCTGGACCTTCTTGGTCGCGACGGCCTTGCCCTGGTCGTAGAGCATCGCCTTGCGGAGGAGCTTGAGGACCTTCGGGTTCGTGATCGCGGAGACGTCAGCCTCGGGGAGGCCCTCCTTGACGCCGAACGCCAGGATGTCGCTGTAGAGCTTGTCGTTCCACTCGGGGACGTCGGCCTTCAGCTCCTGGAGGCACGCCTGGGCCTGCCGCCGGCTCTCGTTGGTCTGGCGGGCCTGGAGGGTCTGCTCGAACTCCTGCGCGGTCCCGACGAGCTTGGTGTAGCGCTTGTGGGCCTTGGCGGCGTTCTCGCGGTGCCAGGCGAACTCCTCCGGGTCGAGCTGCTGCTGGAGGACCAGCCAGTCGACGTCGGCGTAGGGGCTCAGGTCTTCCTGGACGGCCTCGATGGCCGCCTGGAGAGCCGCAGCGGCGCGGCCCCCAACCAGGTCGGCCTCCTGGCTCTTCTGCGTCAGCGCGGCCTCCTGGCCGGCGAGGCGCTTCAGGGAGCCGATCGTGAACTTCTGGGTCTCGCCGTTAACGGTGACCTCGACCTCGGCCTCGTCGGTGACCGCGGGGGCCTTGGCGGGCTCGGCGTCAGCGTCGTCGCTCTCGGAGTCGTCGCCCTCTTCGCCTTCATCGGCGTCGTCGGCTTCGTCCTCATCAGCGGCCTGCTCCTGTTCGTCGGCGCCAGGCTCCTCGGCCTCGTCGTCGTCGCTTGGGTCGTCGTTGGTGTTGTCTGCGGCTTTCTCGAAGCTCGCCATGAGGGCGGCCTCGGCGGCCTCCTCACTCATCGAGTCGAGGGGGGCATTGTCGTCCTGGAGGATGGACAAGGGTCTGGGGTCTTTCAGTAATCGCCGGGCTCATGGACGGGCTTGGCCTGGTCCACGGCTTCGGTCTGGGCTTCCGCGGTGGCGAGCAATTGCTCCCCGGCTGCGGCGATTGCGGTCAGCTCGGCCGTGATGGCAGAGAGACCGCGCGAGAGGTTGTAGGCGTCCTCTCGGGCCTGGACGGCCTGCGGGGGACTCGTGAGGATGCCCTCGGCGCACTGGGCGCGGACGGCTTCGATCGCGGTGAGGAACAGAGGGTTGTCCAGGAGGAAGCGCGCGGCTTCCCCCTTTACAACGATCTCGTGCTCCTGGTCGGTGAGTACGACCTGGGACATGGGCTCCTTACCCGTTCGGGCTGATGATCGCCGACGCCTTGACGTTCTCCGCGGGCGCGTTGAGCGCCTGGTGGATCGCCAGCTCCAGCTCGGCCTGAGCGGTGTCGATGCGGTTGGCCGTCTCGTCGTCCTTGCGGTCGGCGTCGCGGACCTTGAGGTCGATCGTGGCCGCCTGCATGGCTTCCTTGAGACGAGCCTCGAAGGTGTCGACCTGGACCTTGTGGGCCGCGTTCTGCTCCTTGAGGACCATCTCGCGGTCGAGGACCTCGGTCTCCTTCTGGAGCTTCGCCAGCTCCGCGGCGGCCTTCGGGTCCGGCTGCGGGGGCTGAAGGGTCGCCGGGTCGATCAGGAAGTCCTGCACGTTCTTGTGGCCCTTGGTCTTGAGCACCTGGGACAGGACGTGGAACTGCTTGGTCTCGTCGTAGAGCCGGCCGCCGGTCTCCTTCATGTACTTGTCGTACGTGAGAAGCTCCTGGGCCTCCTGGTCGCGCTCGTCGTAGCCCAGGGTCATCTTAACCTGGACGTGCGTGCGGCGCCTCCACGACTGCGGCGAGACCTCGACGAAGCTGCCCTGGATTTCCAGGATGCGGTCGCGGTCGTTCTCGATGCCGATGGCGTAGATTTTCAGGTACAGCTTGGTGAGGAACTGGACCGCGAAGTGGCGGGCCATGACCTTGCTGCGGACCTGGCTGTTGCTCGTGAGCTGCTCGACGAGGCCGGCGCTGTTCTGGTGCGAGAGCGCCTTCTTATCGAGGCCCTGGGAGAGCCGCGAGATGCCCGTGGTGTCCTCGCGGGCCTGGTCGACCATGCCGATCGTCTGGAGGACGAAGGGGTTGATCGGGGTCTGCGGGAGTGGGGCGACCGAGGTGTTGACGTCGCGGACGTTGACGATGCCACCGCGGCGGTTGTCGATCAGCTCGCGGGGGTTAGCCACGCCGCCTCGGGCGACCTGCCAGCGGGGGTTGGTGGCGTCCACGGCCTGCTCGATGATCGCACGGGTCAGCGTCGTCTTGGTGTTGGCGTGCTGGATCGTGCGAGCCGCGAAGTTGCCGCCCCAGAAGGTGTGGGGCTCCGGGAGCATGGCGTAGGTGACGAACGGGTGGTCCGCGACCTTCTGCTTGTCCAGGAGGGTCCGACCGACGTGGATGACCTTCCAGAGCTGCTGCGTGCCGGTGCCGTCCTTGTCGATGCGGATGTAGCTCTCGTGGACCGTGACGATCCTACCGGCCTCGTCCGCGCTCTCGTCGTCGAGGTAGGTGACGACGGTGTCCTCCTCGCGGAGGAGCTTCTCGTGGTCGAGCGCTAGGTCGTCCTCGGCGCCCTGGATCGAATAGACGATCTCGGGGTCGTGGCCGTCGTCGACCAGCTCGCCCAGGGTCCGCCGGGTCTTGTGGGCCAGGTAGGGCGCCCGACTTAGGTCCTTGAACCGGCCGGCGACGATGAACTCCTCGGGGGGCACGACCTCGATGCGGGTCTGGCTCGTGTCTTCGACGCGATCGAACTCGCCGGAGACCACGGTGGTCCCGTCCTGGCCCTGCTCGATCTTCGGCTTCGCGGTGAGGCGGACCGAGGGATCGGCGATGAGCTGCTGAGCCTGCTCGATCGGGATGGCCTCGAAGGTCTCCCCGGTCGTCAGCTCCGAGCGGTCCCAGTAGACCTTGGCGATGCCGACGCGGTTGAGGGCGCTGTCGTGCGTGACGCCGTTGATGATCTCCAGGCCGTCGTTGAGCGCGAAGAGGACGTGCTCGCAATACTCGGTGCCCTGGGCGGCCAGCGGGACGTCAGCGGCGCCCTGGGGGCGGAACGCGACGATGTTGGAGCCGGCGGCGAACGCCTCGGTGATGTGGGCCTTGATGGCCTCGACGCTCTCGTAGACGTCCTGGGAGACGAACTTCGAGCCGCCTTCGCGGAGAGGAAGCGGGCGCTTCCCCTGGTAGTACATCGTCACCTCGCGGCGCTCGGCCTGGAGGTTGCTGTCCACGAAGGACGAGCCGGCCTCGGCACGAGCCACGCAAGCGCCCACGAGGTCCTCGTCGGTGAGGACCTGTGGCTTCAGTTTCATGGGGTTATCCGGTCATTTCGTAGTAGAGGTCATCCGAGGACTCCAAGGGTTCCCAGCATCCCTCGTGGATGTGGTTGGCGATGGCGAGGGCCATGACACAGTCGTCGTGGCACCCCACGTCCGCCTCGATCTTCCCGGTGTCCGGGTCGGCGACGAACGTTGTCAGCTCCCGGATGGTGTCCTTGTCCGTGAGGTCCATCTCGCGACTGCGGATAGTCTCACGAAGCTGGTCGATGATGAGCGGCCGGGTCTTGACGTCGGTGTAGAAGCCGACCTCCTCCTTCACCTGGTCCGTCGTCTTGTCGTAGACTTCGCGGACGTAGAGGTTCGGGTAGGCCTTGTCGCGCCAGAGGCGAGAGTTGGGCAGGATGCCGTGGTTGTTGAACTCCACCGCGATCCTGGCGGTGTTGAAAAGGTAGCCCAGCGCTTCGAGGATGTCCGCGTAGTAGTGCGGGTCGACTTGGCCGCGGAACTTGGCGGCGATCCTCTTCTTGCTGTCGAGGACCTGGGCGACGCTGTAGTCCCCCTCGCCTGCCGACAAGAGGTTGCCCTTGGCGTCGCGGCGCTCTTCACGGCCCACGCCCTTCGCGACGTCCGCGCCGATGACATAGGTCTCGTGCGGGTCGATCTCGGCGTAGATGAAGAGCCGGCCGCGCTCGCTCGGGGCGAAGCGGCCCTCGACGGGGTCGAACTCCATCCGGTGCTTGATCTCGGGAGCGCGCTTCTCGCACTCGGCGAGGTACGCCAGGTTAAAGACTGGAGCGCCGGAGGTCAGGAAGGCCTCCTCGGGGGTCGAGGGGTATTCCTGCTTGAAAAGGTCGATGCCATCCTGGGCGACCTTCTGGCGGCGCCATATGAGCTGGCCGTCCGTCAGGTGATAGCCCCACTGGGTGTACACGTCCTCGTCGAGCTTTTGCTCGTCCCAGTTGCGCTCGAAGCCCTCGGGGACCGGCGCGGTGTATTCGGGGTCGACGTGCCACGGCAGGAAGACCAGCTCGTAGCCGGAGCCCATGCTGGGGTCGTCGGTAGTGGCCGCGAGGTACTGCTGGTAGAACCAGCCGGACTTCCCGCGGGCGGTGCTCTCGATGCAGACGAAGGTGTCGTCGACGTTCGGGACCGCCTGGAGCAGGCCGTTGCCGATCTCGGCGGCCTTGCTCTTCGGCCATAGCCCGGCCTCGGAGAGGTGCGCGAGCTGGAGGGTCTCGCCGCGACCCACGGTGTCAGCGCCGGCCGTCGCGATCATGTAGCCGCTGTCGAGCTTGTCGAACTTCAGCTCCCGCGCGTTGGCCCGCTCGGTCGAGGGGCGCATCGTGGGTTCCATGAGCGAGTGGTAGCGCTTCGTCATGTCGAACAGGGCGGACGTGGCGTCGGCCTTGTGCGTCACCACGATGCCCTTGGTGGCCCGGTGCTGACTGATCCACCAATACATGAAGCCGCCCCACAGCGTGGAGAGGCCGAGCTGGCGGGCCTTGAGCACGACCACGCGGACGCGGCCGGTGCGCTGCCATTGCTCCAGGATCGCCTCCAGGAAGACCTTCTGCGCCCGGTTGAGGCGGAAGGGGACGATCTGGGCGTCCTTGGTCCTGATCTTCAGGCACTTCGTGGCGTAGAACTCGAAGTCCGTCAGGAGCCGCTTGCGGATCGCGAGACGCCGCTCCTCGACGGTCATCGTCACGCTGGGTCGACCTCCCCGGCCAGCTCGTCGAGGAAGTCCTCGTGGCTGCGGATGGTGTGGTCGATTTTCGCGGCCGGCTTGGCCTTCGTGAAGTCGAGGATGAGCCGCCCGAGCGCCGCGACGTCCTTGGGGGACTCAGAGGCGCGGAGGGTCACGACGGCTTTCTCCAGGGCCTCGACGGCCCTCGGGTCGTCCGGGAGTTGTCCGGCGTCCTTCATTTTCTGCATGATCCTTTTGGTGTCCAGGCGAGCGACGGCCAGGACCTCCTCCCACTGGGGGATCGTGAGGCGGGCCGGCTTGCCTGGGATTTGGCGGGTGGTGCGGGCGTGGTTGGCCGCGTTGAGGCGGCGGCTGTATTCCGACCGCTCCTCAGGCGTCATGGATGCCCAAGGGCCCCGAGCGGCCATCTTAGCGGCCCTTGGAGGCGGCTGGATGGGCTCGGAGACTTGGGCGATGACGAAGTGCTCGATCGTCTTCGGCTTGTTCCGCACGCCCGGCGGACGACCGCGAGGCCGCCCGGTGGGCTTAGACGGCATCTAGCGGTTAGACCCGCAGGATGAGGTGCGTCAGCGCCGTGGCTTCGAGGAACGTAGCAGGCGGCAGTTCGTGAAGCGCGTCGTACATCCAGTCCGCCGCAGCCGCCGCACGGCCGCCGAGGAGAACCTCTTCGTCAAGGAGGGGCACGCTCTTGGTCACCGCAAGCGCCCGGAGGGCGGTCTTCCAGGTCAAGCGGTCGGCGTCGCTGCCGCCATTCGTCCCCGCGCCTCCGATCGAGGGCCAAAGGATGATAGCGTCGCCGCTCACCTTCGCCTTATCGATGATGGCGCCCATGTTTGCGAGGAATGTCGCGAGCGGCACGTCGGCGGCGTTGAGGTCGTTCGTGCCGAGGTTGATGACGGTGAGGTGAGGTGCGTAGCTTCCGAGCGCATTGAGCGGACTGTGCGGCGCGGAGATGTCGGCCTGGAACGAGCTTTTCACGCCGGACACGCCGAAGTTTGCGATCTCCACCGCCGAAACTGCGCTGTCCCATGCCACGATGCCGACAAGGTTGAAGTTGCCGCCGCCCGTGCGGGCGATCGTGATGGCGCTCGCGTCCTTGGTCGTGAACACCACATCGACCTTGCCGAGCGCGGCCGTTCCGTTGCTGGTCTGCGCGAACGTCTCGGAGCCCTTGGTAACCGAGAAAGTCGCCTGGCCGGGAGCCTGGACGAAGTAGACGGTCACGCGGTCGACAGGCTTCGACGGGGTGAACGTACCGGGGTTGGTGCCGGCGGTGTAGAAGGCCGCGCCGCCGAGCGAGACGTTGCCGCCGGCCCAGCCCGAGAAGCCGGACAGCTTCGGGTCGTAAGAGACCGCCTCGGCCATCGTACCCGCGCCGCCACACCCGAAGATGGTGTCGGTGATGGCGGGCACGCCTGCCGATGCGAGAAGCTCGCCGACACGGCGCGACTTGCTCTTGGGGGCACCTCCCGCCAGCGGGAAGAAGCGAGTCTTGCTGTCGCCGTAGAAAGCGAGACGAATGTTGCCCGCGTTGCCGGCACGAAGGCCGTTGAGGGCCTTACGCCACTTCGGGAGGAGCGGGCCGGAGTAAGGCGCAGGAACGCCCAGGCCGCTAACCGCTGCGCCGATCCCGGCGGCGATGAGGTCGTTCGAGTTGATGTCGCGTGACACGTTAAATCAGTCCAGTGAGGATTTGCCCGTCGATGGGGCTGGTGAGGATTTCGCCGTCGATCGGGCTGGTCAGAGCGTTCGCGGGGAACTGGTTCTCAGGCGGCTGGATCGGGTCGGGGATACCGACCGGGAGTGCCGGAGTCGGCGGGGTGTAGAGCGGGCGGTAAGCGAGCGCGGAGTACAGCGCGACGATGCTAGTCGCGGTGGTTCCGGTTGCCCGCACCGCCGCGGCGGCGATGTTGAGGGTCGTGCCGCTCGGAACGTTCTTGAGGACGACGTTCTGAGCCTGCGGCCCCGATCCCGTCAGCGCCACGTCGCCGCCCACGCCCACATAGATACCTAGCGGGAGCGGGTTGAAGACGACGGTGTCGCTAGGCGTGACCGGAACCATGTCGGCCACGGGGACCGTTCGGGTGTTGAAGGACATGGAGGCCTAGTGTGGGGTGGGTGGCATCCCGGCCGGGTCGAGGACCCAGTCAGGCAGGAGGCCGATCTTTTGTGGGGCGAAGACGGTGTCTTCCGTCGCCGCGTTGCGGTTGGCATCGCCATGCGGACCGAAGTTGAGCCACGAGTTCTGCCCGCGGGTCTCGGTCGTCATCGCTCGCTGTGCGGCGGGCGTGTACATTGCCCGGTGAGCGGCCCAGGCGTTCTCCTCGCCCGCGGCGCGGAAGCCCACACCGTTCTTGCCGTGGCCCATGGCGTCATGGACGGCCCGGAAGACGTCGTTGACGCGGACCGGCTGGCCTCCCCAGGTCTCGTCGGGGACGAGCTGGAGCAGCGGATTGTCGGCGATCATGTCCTCGGTGATGCCCCCTGCCCCATAGCCATCGTCGGTCGGGAAGACCTTCATGTGCTTGGAGCCGCGGAGGTCTCGAAGGGCGTCGAAGGGGCTCGGGTAGTAGTCACCGGCCACCTCGCCCGCCTCGGTGCGCGGGTAGAAGTTGAAGGAGTAGCCGTCCTGCTTGAGGGCGGCGTACTGGGCCAGCGTCTCCTCCGAGAGCGCTCCGTAGGCCTTGCGGACCTCGGGATCGTTCGGGGCGTGCGGCATCTGCTCGTAGGCGTCGGCGATTGCGCGGGCCCGCTGCGGGTCGACCTGGAGGTAATCCGGGGTCGGCTGATAGGGGAGCTTGCGATCCCACATGTAGCCGCGGGCGGTGTCGCGGAGCGCCTGGTCGGGGCCCTGGACGTCCAGCTTGAGCGGCTGGCCGGCGAGCGGAGCCTCGGGGGTCCGGGTGAGCGGCACGGGCTCGAAGGAGTGCAGCGTGGCGCCGTAGGGCGTCTGCTCGGCCGAGAAGCGCCGGTACGGGAAGCCGGCGGCCTCCTGGAGCGTCTCGACAACCTTCTGGGCCCCTGCGTGCGGCGGGAGCCCCCAGGCCTCCATGAGGTCCGGGTTGCCCCTGATGTGGTCCGCCTGGGCCTTGAAGCGGCCGTGCAGCTCGGAGCCCACGTCGACAACCTTCCTTTTCGGGACGGCGCCGTCGTAGCTGAAGGGCGGGATGCCGGTGTCGCGGGCCGGGCTGTAGTCGGTGGCCGCGCCACGGGCCTCGCCCAGATAGACGCGAGGCTTCTGCGAGCGCTCGTCGCGCCCCATGTTGCCGCGGGGGTTGGTCCCCATCTTCGCCGGATCGGCGACCGTGAGGTCCCGCTTGGAGCTGTAGTGGCGGACCGGGATCGTGGTCTCGTCGGGGGTCGACAGGACCCCACGGGGCGCGGCGGGGGCCGGCTGCGGGATCGCGCCGTCCTTCGTGCGGACCGGGCTGAGCTTGCGATCGGAGCGGACGAGCTTGGCCGTCGCGTCGACTGCGGTGTCCTCGACGATCGGAGAGACCTCGGTCAGGGCGCCAGCGAGGCGCTTGCCGGCCTTGGTCTTGCCGAGGGCCTTGACGATCGGGGCGCCTACTTCGGGCAGAGCGCCGAGAGCGGTGGCGACCGATGCCTCGGCGAGGGCCTTGCGGCTGAAGTCGCGGTCCCCGGTGAGCGCGTAGCCCGCCTGGGTGCCGATGGTGTCCGCCGCGGCGAGAGGGTTCCAGTCGTGGTTGAACTCCTCGAAGCGAGCGGCCCGCTGGGTAGCGTCGCGCTCGGAGCTGCCGAGGGCCCTGGAGCCCGCCTTGATGGCGTCGGAGGCGAGGCGCGTGAGCACGCCCCGCGGCTTGGATGCCGAGCGGAGGACAGCGTTGCCCGTGGGCCGCTTGCGCTCTTCCTCGGCGAGTGCCCCCAGTCGGGAGCTGAAATTGGGTCCGGTGATGTCGCTGAGAGCGCCGCGCCGGAACGCGGAGAAGTCGTAGCCCGCCGGGGCGGGTTTCTTGGCAGGCATAGTCTTCCTGGAGGGGTTGTAGGGGCCGGGATGTTACTCCCAGCCCCTCGGGTTATCGTCTGTACGCCGGGCCCTGGATCACAGGGTCCTCGGGCTCCGCGTCGGCGTCGATCGAGGCCGCATAGGCGGCGGCCAGCTTGGACGGCTTCACGCCGGCCCGGTTGAGCATCTCGGCGAACTCGGCGTCCGTCTGGGCGCGTCGCATGATGGCCTGCATGGCCTCGCCGACGTTGGTGGCGCCCTGGGCGGTCATAAGCTCGGCGATGCGCTCCTGGACGTCCCGCTTGAAGGCGAAGGCGCCGCGCGGGTTGCCCTGGAACAGGAGCGAGCTGATGGCGCCAGCGAGGTTGCCGGTCGCCGCCTTCGCGGCAACGGACAGGCCGTGGCCGGAGAGCGCCTCGTCGAGCGCCTCGCGGGGAGCCGTCTTCGAGTTGCCGAAGACCTCCTGGGCCGTTTTGAAGGCCTGGTCCTCGCCTTCGAGCCGATCGTCGAGGCGGCCGAGGGCGCCGGGGCGCTGTGCCATGGCCTCGATGGCCTGCTGCTTGGCGACGTCGCCACCCGCGGCCTGCCGGCCAGCGCCGGAGAGCCCGATGGCCTGCCGGATGCGCTGAGCGACGTTCGCGGTGGGCTTGAGGCCCGCCTGGGTGGCGTCGTCGGCGAGTGCCGTCCGTGCCCCGGTCGCCCAGGCCTCACGGGCGTTCGGTGCCCGCATGTCGCCCATCTGGGCCGTGATTTCCGGCCCGGTGAGCTTCGCCACGTCCTGGCCGTTCTCCAGAGCGCCGCGGACGTCCATAGCGTCGGCATACTGCCGGGTGACCCGAGCGTAGGGGTCATTCTGGTCGGCGAGGGCCCGGCGCAGGTCGCCAGCTCGGGCGTTGATGTGAACCGAGTTGGTGGTGTTCCGCGGGCGGAAGCCGCTCGTGTCCATCGCCGCCTGACCGTTGTCCCGCATGGCGCGGATGACCTGGTCGAAGCCCTCGGTCGAGAGCGTGCGGACCTGCTCGGCCGGGAGGTCGAACTCGGGCTCCTCGCCGGGGATGCGACGGTCACGGAAGCCCATGGCGCGGGGGTCGCGGCCGGCGTTGCGGATGTTGCGGATGGCGGTCGGCACGGCATCCCGGAAGGCCGGGGTGCGGGCGATCGCCTCGATCTCCGGCGTGATCCTCATGGGGAGCGCATAGGCCTCCTCGTAGAGCGGAGCGGCCTCCTCCGACGCGCGGCGATTGATGTCGTCGACAGCGCGGATCGGGTCGACCGCCGGGCCCAGCTCGTCCGTGATGTGACCGCGGACGCGGGCGCCCTGCCCTGCCTGGCGACCGAGCAGCATCTGCCGGGCGCGTGAGGTGGACGGGCCGTTGCCCTGGAGGGCCCACGAGGTGATCCGGCGGCCGGGCTCCGAGACGTCCGCGGGGACGGCAGGGACGCCCATGGCGGCGCGGCGGTTGACCTCGGCGGCGATGTTGGCCGGAGACGAGGGTACGGTGCCCGCGCCCATGCCGGTCGCGATCGTGCCCTGCCCCAGCTCGTTCGCCAGGATGCGCTCACCCTGCGCTCGTGCGGCGTCGCCCGGCTGCGCCTGCGGCTGACCGCGGAAGCGACGGGGGACGTTCTCCAGGAAGCGAGCGGTCGCGTCGACGCCGGGGATCGTCCGCCGGGCTGCGCCGGCTGCGTTGGCCGCGCCGCGGAAGGCTGCGGTGCCTCCGGCGCCCAGGACGGACCCGACGCCAGCGCCAAGCGCCATATTCTCCAGGTTGCCCCCTCCGGTCTCGTTGAGGATGCCGGAGAGAGCCCCGTAGCCGCCCGAGGTGAGCGCTGCGTTCGCCATGCCGGGAAGCAGGCCAGCGCCGCGGACGACGCGGGCCTCGGGGAGCGCGAGACCGCCGACGAGACCGGCCGCGGTTGCGACGGTGCTGGCGTCAGGGTGCTCCACGCCGAAGCGGGCCTGGGCGTAATCCTGCTCGTCCTTGCCCTGCTGGAAGGCCGCGGCGGGGTCGAACTCCTCCGAGCCCACGAGGGACTTGGCGGCGTTGCTGATGGCCCCGTGGATGCCGCGATTGGTGCGAGCGACGCCAGGGAGGACCCCGTCGACCGCAGTCCCGACCATGGCACCGATATTCTGAGCCAGCGAGGCCTTGGGTGCCCGCGGGAGGTTCTCGTAGACGACCCGCTTGGAGACCCTGCTGCCCTTGTTGCGGGCGGCGAGGAAGGCGTCGATGTCGCCGTCCCGGAGCGTGATGCCGTGCTGGGACGCGAAGCCCTTGAGGTCCGCCTTGGTGGTGCTTGGGTTGGCCGCGAGCGAGGCGTATGCCTCCTCGTCAGCCGGGGCCAGCCGCGAGGCCTTCTGGACCTGGGCGAGCACGTCCTGCTCGGTCGCGCCATCGGGGGCCTCGACCTCGAAGGTCTCGCCGTTGGGTCCGCGGACCTCGTACGTCTGAGCCATTAGTTCTTCCTGGTGATCTTCCAGCCGGCGCTGCTCGCCGGTTTCGGCGTGGAGGGCGGGGCTACGGGGAGGCCGAGCTGTCGGCTGTATAGGGTGCGGCTGGTGTCGACGAGGCGCTGGAGACCGTTGAGGGCCTCCTCGTTGTACTTGTCGCGCTTCCAGCGGTTCGGGAGTGTCGCGGTCGCCAGCTTGGTCTCGAAGTCAGACATCGAGCCTTCGCCGGGGGTCCGGGTAGCAGGACGGGCGACCGACGTGAGCTGAGCCACCGCGGAGTCGTACTGCTGGTTATCTTCGCTGAAGGGATTGAACTCCCCCAGCGCCCTCAATCCGGTGGCGCCCAGCGTCTTCCGCTGAAGCTCCCTCACGCGGGCGATTTGGGGCTGGAGAAGCTCGATCGTCTTGATCGCCTTGCGGGCGTCGTCTCGGCCTTTGCTGGTCTCCAGAGCCCCGCCGGAGTCAGCGCTGGCGGCCACCGTGGCGGCGCTCGGCTTCGCCAAGCCCTGCCGGCGGTAGTTCTCCAGCTCGGCGATGTGCTCGGGCTTCAGCTTGCCCTGGGCCTCCCCCATGGTGAGGAGGCTGATGCGCTCCTTGAGCGGGTCTGCCATGTGGTGGTCCTATTTGAGGAGGTAGGAGAGGTCGGCGTTGCCGCTGGAGGCCTTGGCCTTGCCGCGGCCCGCCGGCTTTGCCTTGGGAAGGGCTCGGGCCTTGGCGATCCCGATGCGGGCCTCGCCCTGCGCCGTCGCGGCGTTCGAGCGCGCCCGATAGATGCCGGTGCGCTCCTTGCGGTCTTCCTGGACATCGGCACGGTAGGCGGCGGTCGCCTGGGCGTTCGCCCCGGCCTGCTCGCGCGTCTGCGCCTGCGCCACCGTCATCCCCATCTTGCCCGTGAGGGCGACGTAGCGGGGGTCGTACTGCTCGGGCATGGAGTCCGGGTCGATCCCGTACTGCTCGGGGTTCGCCCGCATCGCGGCATACGCCGCCGGGCGGTCGGCCTCGGGGAGCTGCCCCAGAGCGTACATGGCGCGGCCGTTGATGTCGGCGGTGTCCTTGACCTTGACCCGCTTGCGGGCCAGGTAGTCCTGGAAGACCGGGACCTGCCGGACGGATCGCTCGCCCGTGGCCGGGTCCGTGATGATCTCGAAGGCATCGTCCGGGCCGCCAAACTCCCGCTGCTTGCGCGCGCGGGCGTCGAGCTGGTCGCCCAGGCCCATCACGTTCGCCCCGGCTTGGGCTACGCCCTCGCCGAAGCTGCGGCCGGACAGGAGGCCCGTGCCGATCGCCAGGAGGGTCTTGTGGCGGTTGCCGGGTTCCCAAAGGCCCGCTCGGGCTGGCGGGGCCGGCGGGAGGTCAGGCTGGCGGGTCGGCGCGAAGGGTGCCGCTGCCGCCGCGGGGATGAGTAGCGGGTTCATGGATCGTCCGTGGGGTTACTTGAAGGGCTTCCAACCGAGGCCGCCGGCAATGCCGAGCCCGGTGGATGCGAGCCCCGCGAGACCGCCCAGGAAGCCCTGGGACTGCTTGGTCTCCTGCGTGCCCGTGGAGGTGCCCGACGAGCCCCAGGCGTTGTTGCCGATGATGCCGTAGTAGCGCGAGAGGAGGTCGGCCGCCCGAGTGTCCTCGCCGCGCCACTTGTCGAAGTCGGCGTCGAGCTGGCCCTGCTGGTCGGCCTGGAGCGACTGATCGGCCCCGGCGATGGCCCCGAAGGCGCCGTAGCCCGCCGCGGTGCCCGCGCCGAGGGCGCTGATGCCGGTCCCGGCGATGCCCTGGTAGGCGGACGCGGCCGAGCCCATCGCGTTGAGCTTGTTGGAGCGCTCCTGCGAGGCCAGCGAGAGCCCGCGGTTGTACGCATCGGACCGGATCGTCGCCGAGATGTCGCCAACGCGGTCCTCGGCGCCGCGGCGAGCGATGCCCTCGGCGATGCCGGCCCGTGAGCTGTTGATGTTGCCCGTGCCCGAAGCGTTGCGGTTCAACGTCGGGAGCGTGTCCTCGTTGAGCGTGCGGGCCACGTCGCGCGTGCTGGCGTCGATGACGCCCTGGATGCTGGGATCGGCCGCGTAGGCGCGGGCGGACGCGGTGATGGAGGCCGTGGGGTCCTCGCTGGCCGCCGCGAGGTAGCTGTCGATAGTCGAGCCTGCCTTGCCGGCGTAGCCGGCCAGGTCCGTGCCGATCGAGCTGAGCGTGTTGGCCGAGTTGAGGCCTGTCGAGCCTGCGTAGGCCTTGAGCTTGTCGAGCGTCGCCTTGGCGCTGTCCGTCATGCCGGCGTACGTGGCGCCCTGGTAGTAGGGCGTGCCCTGCTTGGACGTGAAGTCCTTCTGCGCGGCATCGAAGGCGCCCTGGAGGTAGGGCTGTTGGAACTTGGACGGCCCGCTATCGGTCGTCGAGGTGCTGGTCTGCTTGGTGCTGCCGCCGAAGAGGTCGCCCATGGTGGTCCTGGTGTGAAATGTGGATTTCCATGCGGCGGTGGTGGCGATCGGTGAACGACGCGGCCCACCGAAAGCCGAACATGGCGAGGAACTTGGCGTGCCTGCGGTCGCCGTGCTCGTGCAGGGCGTACAGCGGCCCGCCGTGGAGCTGTTGAAGGGTCGTCCAGTCGGCGGTCAGCGCCCGCTTGAGGCGGGGCGACCAGCGGCGATGGACGTCGCAATGGATGAAGGTGTGGGCCGGCGTCGCCTGCTCCAGATACAGTGTGTAGCCGGGGCGGCGGACGACCGGGACCTTGAGCTGGTGGTCTGGCTCCGGGAGAGTGGCTCCCATTCGGGGTCTCCCGGAGGTTGGATCAGCCGCTGAGCGCGGCGAGCCGCTCGTCGAGGTCCTTGAGGGACTGGACGATCGCGGCGGTGGTGACCGCGGCCCGTTGCAGCTCCCGCTCCACGAATGGAGGGAAGCTGTCGGGGCCCACGGGGCGCGGATTGCGCCGGTAGGGGATCAGCGAGGCCACTCGGGCCCGCATGGCCGCGAGGTCGACGGGGTCGATCATCGGCGGCCTCGGGTGACGAGCTGGATGTCGAAGCCCGAGAGCTTGAAGTCGCCCGTCCCGCCCACGCCGAAGCGGTAGGCGAGGTACTTGCCGGCCTCGTTGATGTCGATTTTGGCCTCGGTCGCGGGATCGTAGGTCAGCCGCTCGCTCCAGACGGGCTCGGCGTTGACGAGGTCGTTGCCGCCGAACTGCCAGTAGGCGTCCTGAGGGAACTCGACGGACGCCTGGGGCCAAATGGCCTGCATGTGGACGTACTGGGTCAGGTTCTTCCCGGCGATGTCCAGGTCGATGCCGGTTCGCTCTACGAACGCGGGCTTGAGAGCCTCGGGCTCGGCGAGGTTCGTCAGGAGACCGCCGCTCACCAGGTCGAAGCCGTAGAGCCGCGGGGCACTAAGGCCCTGCGAGGGGTCGGACGGCGAGACGTACATCCCGTGCTGGCTCTCATCGCCCTCGGTGGAGCTGAAAAGGCCGGCGGCGTCGTCCCAGGTCACGTCGGGATCGTCGTCCCAGTTCGCGCCCGAGATGAGCGAGGAGCGGCAGTAGCCGGTGACGTTGGGCAGGTCGTAGAACGTCCAGGTGCCGTTGGCGTAGTTGAAGACCGCCGCGCGATTGCAGCCGGTCGTCGGGTTCTGGAAGCTGACGAGCCGGTCGGCCGAGGGGTAGCAGAAGCGAACCTCGCTGAGCTTGCTGTCGTGCGTGACGAAGCAGAGGTGCGAGCGGCTGGTGTCGAGCGCGTCGAAGACGAACTCGCGGACCTTGCCGTCAGCGATCGACCGCGGCGCGATCCCGTCGTGGACGTAGATGTCGTTCTTGTCGAAGACGAAGTGCTGCCCGCCCACCTGGACGACGCAGTTGGGGCTGATGACCCCGGACTCGTCGAAGAGCTTGGTGAACTGGTAGACCTCCATGCCCCCCGTGTAGTCCATGCTCCACACGCTGTTCGTGCAGTAGAGGATAAAGCTGTTGCGGAGCGCTAGGCCGTCGACCAACGAGTGCTGCATCTCGTTGACGATGTTCTCGCCGGCCGAGTTGGTCGGGTCGTCGGTCGCCCAGGAGCCCGGCGGGCCCCCGAAGGTCGCGATGTCGGACCACTTCACCATGGTCGGGTAGAAGGCGCCGCCCTTGGTGATCCCTAAGGCGACGAGCTGGTCCTTGTAGGCCCGCAGGACCTTGGCGCGGTCGCCGGCCCGCCAGCCCGTGAGGGGCGCATAGCGGTCGTCGTTCGGCGTCTTGTAGATGGGGTGGTGCGTCTCGCGGCTGATGTAGGAGACGCCGCCGAGGAAGCAGCTCGTGATAGGCTTGGCGTCCTGGACGCCGACGAGGCCCTCGGGGGTGAGGTCCTCCAGCGAGCCGCCGTTCAGGCGCTTCACCTTGCCGAAGTCGTTCGAGACCATGATGATCTCGTCGTAGCCGCCCGAGCTGGGAGGGATCGCGAGGGCGTGGCCTGGCTGGAAGTCGAGGGTGGCGATCGTGCGAGCGACGGGGCCCCGAGAGACCCGGCCGTTGCTGAAGCGGACGTTGACGCCCGCCGTGAAGACCGCGGGGTCCTCAATGTCGGCGGGGTGAGCGTCCGCGATGATGCCCCCTGCCCCCAGCCGGCGTACCGGGAAGATGGGCATGTGGATCAGAGCTTGATGATGTAGTGGAGCGCGATCGAGGGCTGACGCACGTCGACCTTGACGGAGTGGCTGTGGGCCGCGGCCTGCTCGACCGTGATCCCGTGAGTATGGGCGCCGGCCTGGGCCGTCGAGGCGTCGAGGGTGTGGCTGTGGCCCGGATCGTTGATCGTGACCCCGGTGACGAGGTTGGTCGCGGAGCTGCCCCCGTCGACCGAGCGGGTCGAGGTGGTCGCGGTCACGCCGGCCTTGCTGGACCCCACGGACCCCGAGACGGTGTGCGTGTGGGCTCCGGCCTCCGCGGCGCTCGCGGTGTGCGTGTGGGCCCCGGCGACCTCGGAGGTGACGGTCCGCTCGTTCTGGCCGGCGAGGCTCAGGAGGGCGTTGTCGGCAGAGACGCCGATCGCCACTCGGCCGCGGAGGTCCGGCGAGACGAGGGTCCCGCTGCCGTCCGCCTTGGCGTAGCTGGTGCCGTCACAGATGCCCCAACCCGAAGGGGCCGCGGCGCCCGAGAAGAGCGTGATGGTGCCCACCGGGATGAGCTGGGACTTGAGGGCGTTGAGGAAGTCGTGGCTGACGTCCACCTGGCCCTTTATGTTCGGGAAGGTCGCCTGGAGGGCCGCCTTGAGCAGACGGATGTGGTCGTCGCCCTGCTTCAGCCGATCGGACCCGGCGGGGTAGGACGGATTGAGCTGGTGGACGAACTGGGCAGTTTCGAGGGCCATGGGGTTCCTGAGGGCCCGGACGGCCTGCGATGGTGATTTCGTTGGTGGCTCACATCTAGGCGAGCATCGAGAGACTGAAGGGCCCTTGAGGGTCCTTAAGGGTCTTTGATGATATACAATAAGACCATCCCATAAGGGTCCTTGAGGGGCCTTAAGGGGCACGACAGTCCGCAGATGCAGACAGTTGTGCATACGGTGGGATTAAATCTGGATCAAGTTCCGGGGAGGGCCTGAGTGTGCCTCGGGGTGGCCGGGGAGTCCCCTGGGGTCCCCTGAGCTGCTAAGGCACGGGGTCGTCTGAAAGGGGCGGGGTGGTGCCTATCAGGGCCGGCGGGGCGCCGCATGGGACCCGGATGGGACCCGAAAAATAATCGGGTGATGCCGGCGAGGGGCTTTAGGGTCCGGCGAGGGCCTGAAAACTCCAGGGAAACCGCGCTGTTGAGCAGGCTCGGACCTGCATTTCCGGCGCTGAGCGAAGCCGTCGATTTCGAGCCCGATATGCCTCGATCCCAGCGGGCTCCCGTCCGCCCCCGGCAGGGGACCCGTGGCAGCTATTCCCCCTCCACGTCGTCCCCCACCTGGGCTGAAAGCCGCGGAAGTCCTGGGGTCGGCACTGGATGCAGATGCTGCTGCGTCCCCCACTCCCCCTCGTCGGGCCATGACATTGCGGCCGATCGAGCAGGCCTGCCTGCCCCTCGCCGGGGACATTAGGCCCAGTGGAGAGAGCCGGGATGAGGTTACATTAGCTAACTAGGAACAGAGGGACCGAGCAGGCTCTCGCCGGCACCTCAGGCCCTCACGAGACCCGGTCGGAACTTGGCGGCGGGCTTCACGTCCACGGCCGCTGCAATGAGCTGCTGGGCCAGGTCGATAGCCTCGTGGCTCTCCAGGGCCATGCAGCACCGGCTGGGCGTCCCGGCATACACCAGGACCTTGCCGTCACTCGTCTCTACTTCGGCCATCGTGTGTCTCCTGGTCACTCGAAGGACCTAACGGCCCCCGGCGTCCATCGGGCCCGTACGTCAGCCCTTCACATTCTGTTCCTCATGTGTTCTCCCGGACACACCATGTCCCCGAAGTCCCGCCGAGTCGTCACAGAGTTATCCCTCGACATCCTGCGAGAGGCCATCGAGCAGCCTCCGAGGGAGGACGCTGGGCTACGCCTGGCTCTCAGGTGCCTCATGGGCCTGGGCGTCGACAGGGCGCTCCTCAGGGCCTTCTGGGAGGCCTTGAGCGCCGAGGTGGACATCGGGCGCCGGCATGGCCTGGAGCGCGCCTACGAGGCCGTGCGGGGCGCTGTGCGACCCTAGCGCCGCAAGCCTTGGAGTAAGGCGAGAGCCCGCCGAGGATGGCAGAAGTTTCACCCTCGGCGGGCGGCTGGAGCACGGCGTTGGGGAGTTCACCGGGTCGGGGGATTATGCTCCAGTCTCAACCGCATAACTTGCCGTGGGCCGCCCGGTTCCCCCGTGTCAGTCGGGCTCGTCGACGCTCATCCAGTAGGGCTTCTCGCCGGGCTTCGAGGGCGTCACCGGGTCACAGAGGACGACCACGCCGGCCGGGCTCGCTGTGTGGTACGAGCGGCCCTGCGGGTCGACGATGACGAGCATCTGGGCCCAGTCGTACGCATCCTCGACCAGGATGGGCTGGGAGGCGCCTGGGAGCGCCACACGCACCAGCCGGCCCCCGTCGATCTCCCTTCGACACAGCATCGCGAGGTTCTGGCTCCAGGTGGCCTCGGAGGGCCCGGTGGGGCGGATGTGCTGCTGCGAGTAGTCCATGGGCCCTCAATACCCTGCGAGGGCCTTCGGGTCACGAGCTGGCGACATTTGCGACGAACCGAGTCGGGATAGTCCGCTACTGCGGAACGTTGGGGCTTGTGTACACGTTCTCCCGCATATACAGACTGTCCCACAACGCAGACGGGTCCAGCGGGATCACGGGCGCCTCGAAGGAGAAGCCCGATGACCACGTACAGCGCCTCAATCGACCCCGCCCTCGCCCCATCGCCGAAGGATGGCCCGCGCGACTTCCTGTACGTCGGCGACGCTCACGAGTGGCTCGCAGAGCACGGCATGGACGCCCACCCGAGCGGGAAGACGCTGGGCCGCCGCATCTACCGGGGCAACGAGCTGTCCGGCTGGGCGGAAATCACGATTGCGAACGGTAAGGTGACCGTCGCTCCCATTGCTGATCCCTACGAGGCCGATCCTGAGCCCGGTCACACCATCACGTTCGACGACGCCAAGCCCTGCCGCATCCAGGACGGCACCTCGCGGACCCACAGCGACCTCGGGGTCATCGTCTCGGCCGATACGGGCAAGACGTACCGCTTCTGGGCCTCGCCGTCTCACGAGCGCGTCACGACGGCATGGGTGCGCCGCGGCGTCCACTATGGCGTGGTGCTCCACGACGATCGCGGTCACCGGGTGCGTGACGGGGCCTGCGAGAACCTGAAGGCCGCTATCGAGCCGCTCTTCAAGGCGCGGGTGCGTGCCCTGGCGATGTCGCTGTGATCGCCGACGTCCTCCACGCCAGCGTCCTCCTGGGCGCCCTCGCCGCGGCCTCATGGTCGCTCGCTGACTCCCTCTCGGAGCTGTTCGCATGACGGCCCTCGCAGCCCCCTCGCCGGCCCCCAAGGCCCCGCAGTCGACCCGCTACCTCAAGACGTGCTGCGACGAGTGCGGCTGGACCGCTCGGGTCACCCGCAAGCACCTGGAGGGCCGCTCGCTGCGGTGCCCCGATGAGTATTGCGACGGGCGCCTGGAGCAGGTCCGATGACCTCGCGGCTCGTGCCTCCGGAGTGCCTCAAGGACTGGGCGCTCATCATTCGCTGCGTCCATAGCACGGGCGAGGACCAGAAGGCCTGCATGGCCGAGCTGGAGAAGCGCGGCCTATGGCTCAACACGGACCAGAGGGCCCACGCAGGCCTCCCCGTCCCCGACCCGTGACCCGGTGTGACGAAAAAGACTCGCTAGGTCAGCGTTAGGGGCTTGTTAACCGCGCGGACTCTAGCGACAAACCGCGGGCACCCGTAGGGCGCTCGCAGGGTGTGGAAACCCGGACTTCACATAGGCAGCTTGAGGCCCACAGGGCCCGCGCTGAAAGGGGATAGCGCTTGGCGGCGCGTCCAATCTGGCTTTCGAGCCGGGGGCGGCGTGTCATGTCCAGGGCTTTGCTTAAAAACCGTCGACCAGTCTGTGAAGCTGGTTTCCACCCCCCGGCGACAAGGCCCCGTCGCGCCATCGGGCCTCATCGGGTGTTGCACATTCGTCCCATCGGTCCCGACTGAGGATATTTCCTACATCGCGGAACGAAAGTAGAACACGGGGAACGGGTGAGTCGCGCTCGGATCGTGCAGGGAAAAGACGGTCGTGGTGGACAGTGATGCGTTGGGAGAGGTCGGTCGGGCGCTGCGCGTGGCGCTGGATGATGGATACGCGGAGGCCATGGGAGACGGCATGTTCGTGCTGTTCCAGGAGGTCGACGGCGAGGCGCAGAGCCTCGTTCTGAGCGAGGAGGACCTCAGGCGGATGCTGGGCATGTGCTAGGACGAGACGGCAGGAAACAGAGAGGGCTCGGTAGGGGGATGACCTGCCGGGCCCTTTCTCTTGCCGGCGGGCCGCGATATGCTGACGGCCATGACGCCAGCCCAGAGACACATCGCAGACGAGCGCCTCCAGGCCGCTATTGGTAGCTGGGTTGGCGGCATCTCCGCGGCCATCGCCTTCTTCGGTGCCTGGGTGTACTGCATGTACACGTATGGCTTCCTCCTCGGCTTCGGCTTCGGCTGGGTGCCGTCCGCCATCCTCGCGCTCTTTGCGTATGCGGTCGGCAGGATCATGTGGCCGCTCATGCTCGTGCTCGTCGTCGGTTGCGCGTTCATCGCGTTCGGCGACGCAATCCGCTGACGTGCGTACCTGACACTCGAAAAAAGACCCCCAGCTCCGCGAAGGAACTGAGGGTCGGTAGGGTCAGAAGGAGCGTTCGCCGCGCCAGATGTAGGGGACGTGACGGACGAGCAGGTCACGCAGGTCCTGGAGGGCCCGCGGGAAGCCGAAGCGCAGCGCGTCGCCCAGGAAGCCGAGAAGGAGCACGGGGCTCCCTAGGGTGAGTGCCCCGGCGAGCTTCAATCGGCGTGACAGGAGCGGCCAGGAGGCCACCAGACGCGACTTCAGGCTCGGGCGGGCCTTGGGGACGAACAGGCGCCGCAGGCCCCGGAAGACGTCGTTGAGGGCATCGTCGAGGGCGTCGAGGTAGTTGTAGGCCCCGAGGCCCTCGTCGTACCAGCGCTCGCCCAGGAGCACGACGGCCCAGAGCGCGACCGAGGCGCCGAAGAGGCCCACGAGGAAGCCGAGGACCAGGAGGGTCGCCAGGAGCGGCGGCACGAAGATGACCGCGAGCACGGCCGCGAGGGCCGCGAGAATGAGCTTGCCGGTGAGGGACATTCAGGGAGCTTTCTGTGCTTGGAAGCCGTCCACGACGGCCTGGGTGTAGGCGGCAAGGCGCCTCAGGTCTGGATGGGATCGCACCCACTGGCCCGTGTAGGCCTGGAAGTGCTTGCGGAAGAAGGCGTCGAGCTGGCGATGGCCCGTCGAGACCTTGAGGTCGACGAGCTGGGCCTCCTCGTCGAAGCGGTGGTCGCTGACGAGGGAGACGTCGAGGAACTCGTAGGCGTAGGCCCAGACGGCCAGCCGGATGCGGCGACGGCGCTCAACCTCGATCGGGGAGCCCCAGGCCGCCTCGATCATCGCTGGTCGGGACGTCCGGCCACGAAGGGCTCATAGGTCGTCACGGTGGTTTGCTTGACTAGCCCCGAGTTGGAGCAGGCGCGGCAGTCGGAGAAGATCACGTCGTACTCGCCCCGATGATAACTCGTGTACTCGTGGTGGGACTGGTGCCCAATGCCCTTACAGCTCGGGCATACGATCACGTCTATCCTGGTCATTGGATCGGAGCCTGGCCGGTCGAGCGGCGGGACTGCGGGAAGCCCTCCTCCTGCTCGATCTCCGTCTGGAGCATCGCGAGGGCCCGCCAGGCGAGCCGGGCCGTGTGGCGCACCCCGCGACCGTCGAGGCGCCCACGGTCGACCAGGTGGCGCATGATCTTGTTGGCGTGGTCGGTCGACTTGTCCCGCGCCCAGTGCATGGGTTGGCCGGGATTGTGCTGGTCGTTGCCGATCTTCGAGACCTTCGCGATCTCGGCGAGCGCGTTGGGAAAGTAGTCGAGCAGGCCGTCCGCCATCGGGTACTCGCCGCGCTTGGCGTCGTCGTCCGGAAGCGAGAGGACTGAAAGGTCGACCGCGGGCGGCTCTTCGCTCTTCTCGTTGCCGAGGTCGGCCAGCGGAACCCCGTCGAGCGCCGCGGCCGTGAGGGCGTTACGGCTCTTGGCGTAGCCGTCCAGGCCCTTGGAGCGCTGGTGAGACCAGTAGTTGTCGGAGAGCATTAGCCCATTACCTTGATGAGATGTTTGATGAGGCGCTCGGCCTGCTCGGGGCCGATGACGTTGTTGTGGAACGTGCCGTCCTCGGCGAGCTGCGAAAGAGCGAAGATACCTTCGCCCATGTCGACGACGGTAAGGGTATCGAAGCCGTCCTCGTCGAACATCTCGACGGACTGGGTCGTGTTCAATTCGGGCATATCAGTGTCTCCAGGGCGCAAAGCGCAGTTCATCACTTCCGAAAGCAGCCATCATCGGCCGCCCGGACACTTCAAGTCTGGTCACGTGTTCAGGTCTAAGGCCGCGATTGCTAATGCGGCATGGCTTCGATTTACGGCGAGTCGCGGTACGGAGCAATACCGACGCCCGACACACCGCGAGGCCAAAGCACAACATATAGGGGTGTTTAGCCCCATACAGCGCCATAGCTGGTGCGTCGGTTTTTGTTCGAGGGCCGTTATCTGGGAGCGACTCGCCTCGCTTCGCCGAAGTCGTCGTACAGCTAGATGTCGGTCAGCTATGCAGGGCCCGCAGCTTCACGGCGTCCCGCTCGAACGCCTCGGCGTCCTCCAGGATGTTCTGGGCGGTGAGCGCGTAGAGGGTCTTGCGGCCCCCGTTCGGCCACGCGACGTCGAAGGGGCGCCCCGACTGGAGCACCCCCGTAGCAATCGAGCGCAGCTCCTGGGCCTGGGCGTCCAGGTGGTCGGCAGGCTGGGTCATTCGGGAAGCCCCCCGGTCTCGACCCACTCGGCCCATGCGAAGTCCGAGAGGTTGCGGGTGAGGACGGCCGGGTGCTTGGGGCACTCCGAGCGGAACGAAACGTCCCACGAGTTTGCGCCACAGCGGGCGCAGTCGGCGTCACCTCCGAAGATGTTGCCGGCAGCGATCCAGTCGTGGGGGTGCTTGGGGTGCGGTGCGGTCATTGTAAGCTCGGATTGAAGAGGAGGAGCGCGGCCAGCTCCAGCACCACGAAGAGCAGTACGTTGAGGAGGGCGTCGATCATGCCTCGGGACTCCAGAGGATCGGGCGGCGGTGCGTGCCGTCCCAGTCGGTGTGGCGAAGGATGCGGGCGAGCCGGGCGTTGAGGAGCGCGAGGTCCTCGGGGGTCTCCACGCCGGCCTTGTCGAGCGCCTCGGGCTTCTTGCGGCATCCGGCGCGATAGGCCTCCAGGATGTTCTCCCAGGGGTCTCCGGCCTTCGCGAGGACCTTGGCGGCACTCACCGGGCCCATGCCGGGACATCCAAAGTAGCCGTCCGTCGTGTCGCCCATGAGGGTCTGGAGGCGCCAGAAGTGGTCGGCGCTCTCCGGCGTGGTCTCGACGAGCTTGTCCTGACGCCAGATTTCGGCGTTGGGCAGCGTCTGCATGTCCTTGTCTTCGGACACGATGACCCGGCGGGTCCCTGAGGGGCGCGTCGCCAGGATGCCGATGTAGTCGTCGCCCTCCAAGCAGGCCTCGGAGACGACGCGGTACTTGCCGGCGTCCCGCAGGCTGTCGATGACGGCCCAGTAGGCGGGAGGCTTCAGCGAGGCGCGGCCGGCCTTGTACTGGGGCCACACCTCCTTGCGGAAGTTGGCCTCGCCCGAGAAGACAAGGATGGCCTCGTCGGCGTAGAGCTTGGTGACGTAGCCCTCGACGGACTGCGTGAACTTGGCGAGCGCCTCGTCCTCGCTGGCGGACTGCGTGTGGACCTTCTGGCCCGCCTGGTTGGTCCAGACGTGGTCTCGGCGCACGACGCAGCAATCGCGGTACAGGACGAAGTCCGCGTCGATCAGGAGTTGGGTGGTCATGTCGTGCCTACGGGTTCACCGCGGCGCGAAACGGCACCGGGGCGGTTGTGGGATGATGAAGGGAGGCATGGGGGTCGCGACCGGGATCGCGTGGAGCATGAGGCACGCAGCCACCGCTCTATACAGATTGTGGCAGAGCGCCCGGATGGGCAAGTCGCTACTCATCCGCCGTACTCGACCTCGACGCGGCCATGAAGCTGCGTGAGCGGGTAGATGAACCGCTTGACGGTGCCGTCCGTGTGGGACTGCTTGATGCAGAGGCACCCGTCGCTCCACCAGAGCTGGAGGGTCGTGACGGTGAGGCCGCAGGGCCCCAGCCCGAGGGTGAACTCGGCCGGAAGGTGGCGCGTGCTGCCGCCTTCGGTGAGCCAGGAGGCGGGCACGCGAATACGGGTGATCCTCACCGCTTGCGCTCCACGATCTCGGTGGTGACGCGGGCGATCTCGGCCCAGCCCTTGGGCTCCTCGCGCTGCTGCTCGGCGAACGCTCGGGCGCACTCGGTCGGGTTGGTGCCCTCCAGGCGCTCGAAGGTCTTCCGGCCGCCCTGGTAGCGGACCTCGTAGGCGACCTTCGGGCCGCGGTTGTTACCGAGGAGCACTGGCGCCTCCTGGGCAAGGGTTGGAGTTGGCGGCACGTAGGCGGTCACGCTCGGCGATCCGGGCGCGGCGGTCGGCCATGGCGATGCGCGAGGCGGCGTAGATGTCGTCGTTGTCGCGGATCAGCTCGCCGGGATACGCGGGCGCCGGGACCTGCTCGATCTCGCAGGCCACCGGTACGGCGACCTTGGCGATCACGGGAGCCGGCGGCGCGGCGTTGAGCTGCGGGAGCGGCGCCTTGGCGGGGGCGCAGGCGATGGCGAGCGCGGGCGTCACGAAGACGAAGCCGCGGATGGCCCAGTAGCGGGCGAGCTGACCGATCAACGTCGGACCGTCAGCCACGAGCGCAATGAGGCGCCGGGGATTAGCGGACATTCTGAAGCTCCTGGATGATGAGGGTCCGGGCGGCCTCGCAGCGATCGGCGGGCGCCACGGTGGGCTGGCGGACCAGCTCGGCGGCGCGGGCCTCGTGGACCTTGGCGCCGTCGTCGGCGGCCACGATCGAGCGGACGTAGCGGGCCCGGTCGGCGGACCGCTGGGCCTGGATGGCGTCGATGGAGGCGGTCTGCTCCGAGATGATGCCGTCGCGGGCCTTGAGGGCCTCGCCGCGCTCGTTGGCTGCGGTCACGACCGTCGCGAAGGCGTTGTCGGCTCGGGCCATCGAGTCCCGCAGGACCTTGACGGTGCCTTGGGTCTCGTGGAGCCGATGGGTCTGCACGGCCCCGAAGGCGCCCGCAGCGAGCGCGAAGGCGCCCAGGCCGCCCGACAGGTAGCCGAGCAGCTTCGTTGTGATGAAGGGAAACATCGTCAGTCCTTGAGAGGATGATGGAAGCCGAGCGGCTCGGGCAGGCGGAAGAGCTGGCGCCCTGAGGGGTCCAGGAGGCCGGTGGCGACAGGGTCGCGAGGGCCGTCGACGGTCAGGTCCGGGAGGTGCGTCTCCGGGGCCTTGTGGTGGTCGTCAGGGTCCACGGACGGCACCCAGCCGCACCGCGGGAGGGTGACGTAGCGGGACATGATTACCTCGTGAGGAAGTCGAGCAGGATCAGGGGGTCGGCGGCGATGTGCCGGCCGCAGCGCTCAGCGTCGTGCTGGAGCTGGAAGGGCCCGGAGGTCAGCCGCGGCGTGCCGTCGACGAGGATGCGGTAGCTCCAGGCGCCATCGGGGCGCCGGAAGGTCTCAGACGAGGCTGTCGGCATCGGCTCCCGTGAAAGCCTCGTGGACCGAGAAGACCGGCGGCAGGATCGAGGGCTCGATCTGGGTCTCAATCCGCAGGATGGCGATGCGGCCCGACGAGCCGCCGCGGGGCGCGGTGGGCACGTAGTCAGCCACGGTCCCGAGCGAGCCGTCGCGGAGCTGGTTGCAGTATTGGACGCGAACGACCGGCGGCGTGATGAGGTCGGACGGCGACTCCCTATCGGTCCACTCGCGGCCCTCGGCCGTGTAGCTGGCGAAGCTCTCGCGCCCGTCCGGCAGGGTGACGAGCACGCCGAGCGGGTAGTCGCCGCCGAGCTGGTCGGAGACGATGCGGGCGCGGAGGCCCGACCTGGTCTGGTAGTTGGTGTTGGGGTCGAGCACGGTTGCCTCCTTAGGCGTCAGTCGTCGGGTTCGGATTTGCGGGTGAGCCACACGCCAGCACCGCCGGCCGCCAAGACCAGGCCCATGCCCGTCCCGAAGTCGGTGGAGCTGAAGGCCTGCTGGAGGGCCACGGTGTGCCAGATGGACAGGCCGACCTGCGTCAGGGCCCCGAGGAGCCAGTAGACGCGGGCGGGCGTGTAGGTCCTGCCGTCCTTGGCGGTCAGGAGGTGCTTGAAGGCACCCCCGAACCGGCGCACGGCGGCGAACATCAGGCCGCGGCGCGGATGAGGTTGAAGCCGGGCACGGTCGGGATCGAGGTGCGAATGGACTCGATGATCTTCGCCTGCTCGACGACGACCGCGGGGCCTTCGAGGGTGTCCTCGATCGTGATGCCTGCGGCGCCCAGGGCGGCCTCGACGCGCTTGACGTAGTCGACGACCGTCACGGTGTCGCGGGCCTGGTCGATGCGCTCGTCCTTGTAGGCGTCGATCGCGGCGCCGAGGTCGCCCAGCTCGTCCATGTGGGTGTCGACGACCTGGTTGAGGACCTCGCGCTCCACCATGAAGGCGTCCAGGGCCTGGTCGGCAACCTGGAGGGCCTGCGAGAGCAGCGCGGCCGACTGGCGGTAGTTGTCGCGGTTCGAGCGGACGAAGCGGAGCTGGTCGGCCAGGTTGGCGGCCTCATAGCGGGACGAGGCCAGCTCGGCGCGGAGGTTGGCGATCGTGCGGAAGGGATTGGAGAAACGGAACTTCATGGGATGACTTCCTTCGGTGTCTCCGGGATGCCCAGGAGAGCGAGGCCGGCGGCGGTGATGCGCCACGCACGGCCCCATGATTGCTGGTCGTGCCGGACGGTCAGGAGACCGAGGCACGCAGCGATTGCGACCTCGTCGGCATGAGCGCGGACGAAGTCGGAGCGGGTTAGAAAGGGCTGCTCCCACGCCCTGCGGAGGACGGGGAGCAGCTCGGGGTGGTCGTCAGTGACACTCGGCCCAGTTGGCGCCGGCTTTGACTTCGACGTCGGTGGGGCATTTCCAGGTAGCGAACGGAGAGCCCGCCTGACGGCCAGTCTCGATGAGAATGGCAGAGACTTTCTCCTCCAGGCCGTCGCGGACGGCGACCTGCAACTCGTCGTGTATCCAACCGAGGAGCACGACGTCGGCGTCTGGGTCCCAGTCGCCATGCAGGCCCTCGCTCAGCTTCAAGCCGGCATCGACCAGGGCCTTCTCGGCCATGGTGATCCAGCTCTTGCAGATGACGGCGCCTGCCGATTGCAGGAGGGTGTTGAGAGCAGCGTGTTCGCTGCGGATCGGGAGCTTTCGCCCGTCGAGGCCCTTCAGGTAGCCCTTCTTCGAGGCCGCCTTGACGACCTTGAGGAGCTTCTTGAGGGCCGGGAAGGACTTCAGGAACCGGGCGGTGAGCAGCTCGCCCTTGTAGATGTGGCAGAGCTGGGTCCCGTTGGGCACAGGCTGGCGGCGGCGACGGAAGCGCTCCTGGATGGCTTTGAGGGCAATCCGGTGCTCCGGGGATGCCAGCCACTCCTTCCGCTCCTCGGCGGTGACGCCTGGGATCGAGCCGAGCTTCTCCGGCCCCGCTCCGTAGAGGAAGGCGTAGATGAAGGTCTTGGCGACGTTGCGGTAGCGCTTGTGCTCGGGGTGGTTCTCCTCGTCCCGAACAGTGTCCGGGTGGAGCCCGAAGAGGGCCTTGGCGTTCTCCCAGTGGATGTCGCCGAACAGGACCGTCTTGATGTACGCGCCGCCGTCGAAGGTGGCGAGGAACGAGCCGAGGCAGCGAAGCTCCAGCCCGGACTGGTCGGCTCCTAGTTGGCGCCAACCGATCGGGACATGGAACAGACTTCGACAGTCCCATCCATATTCCGCACCCACACTCGGGACCTGCCCGACGTTCGGGGAGGAGTGAGTCGCGCGGCCCGTGAGAGCGCCGTTGCTATTGTAGCGTCCATGTATCTTCCCTTTCTTCGTGACGAGCTTGAGCCAGGCCTGGTTGCCCTCACCGAGCTGTCCGATCCTCTTCTGGATCAGGAAGTATTCGGCGAGGAGCTTGGCTTCTGGATACGGGAGTGCTTGGAGGACCTCGTCATCCACCTTGGCCGAACCGCCATCGGTGAACTCCTTGGGCTCCCAGCCGTATTTCTTGGTGAGGCGGTCCGCGATGTGATCTCGGGACGCCGGGTTGAACTCGATGGTCTCCCACCGCTCAACAGGGACGCCGGCCTTGTAGCCTTTGGCCTTGTTGTCGCGCTTGGGGATGAAGTCTTCGAGCTGGACCTCCCAGGCCGGGAAGGCCTCGGCGAGTGCCGTCGACAGCTCCTGGCGGCGCTGGCAGAGGCGGGCGTACAGCTCCTGGGCGGCGGCCACGTTGAGCGGCCACCCGTTGCGCTCCATGCGGCACACGAGGGCCTGGCAGGCCATCTCCAGGGCCACGGCGAGGGGCTCGATGCCCTCGTCCATGAGGTGGCGATACAGGGCCACGTTCACGCGGCTGTCCTGGATCATGTAGGCGTGCATCGCCTCGTTCCAGGCCTCCCACGGGTCGAGCCCCTGGGCCTTCATCTCCTTGGAGTAGTCGCCCTTCCGCTCGGCCCCGAGGCGGTAGCCCCAGGCCTCCAGCGAGTGCGCCCCGACGAACTGGCCGGGGAACTCCTTCGGAGCCTCGGACATGTACGGGTACGCCTGGGCGGCGTAGAGCGCCGGCAGGTCGGCCTCGTGGCCGTAGCAGGCGATCAGCTCGTCGCGGTCGGCCTCAGAGCGCGAGACCTTGTCGGCCTCCTGGGCGTCCCAGGCGTCGAGCTTCGCCTTAAAGGCCTTCCACGCCTTGGCGAGCGGGAAGTCTGACTGCTTGATGTCGGAATAGACCACACGCGCCAGCGGCAGGGTGTCGACGATCTCGCAGGTCGGCGAGGGCTTGATGCCCGCGTAGAGCTTGGCGAGGACCGGGATGTCGTACCCGATGATGTTGTGGCCGATGAGGAGCGTCGCTCGGGTGTACAGCTCCAGGAACTTGCCGATCTCGTGAGGCCGGAAGTCGTGGATTTCGTCCGTGTCGATGTCGTAGGCGACGGCACAGTGTACGCGGGAGACCTCGGCCAGGAGGCCGTTCGTCTCCAAGTCGAAGACGTAGCGACCCCGAGACTTGGGGCGCGGTGGTAATTTCATGGAGGTCCTGGGGCGTCTCGCTGGACGCCGTGGTAGTTAGAAGGTGACGAGGTCTGGAGCGTCGGGATCGAACAACTTCCAGCCGGGATACTTGGCGCTCAGCCGATCGAAGCGGCGAAGGCTGCGGTCCCGCTGGGCGTCGTCGTCGGCCCGCAGGAGCGTGAAGGTCTGGGTGGCCTGGTCGGCCAGGTACTCGTCGGTGCGGATGACCTCGGAGCCGTCGAAGCCGATGCGGCAGATGCCAAAGTCGAGCCGCGGCAGGATCGTCTCGGGGCCCGAGCGGAGCCCGATGAGCTGGAAGGGCTGGTCGCCGATCTGGAGGTCTATGACCCCCACGCACTCGGCGGTGGCCCAGGACTCGTAGCCGCCCATCACGGACAGGAGGACGCCGAAGCGAGCCGCGAGGGCACGGAAGGTGTCGAGGTCCGGCACGTTGGGCGCGAAGATGTCGAGGTCCTTGACCTCTCGGCCGTTGTCGAGGTCGCGGAGGGCGCCGCCTGCGATGAGGGCGCCAGGGAACACCTCGCGGACGGCCGCAAGGGTGGCCGCATAGGCGGCAGGGATGAGCATGGGAGAGCCTTGAGTGTTAGAGAGGCAGCACGGCCGCCCGCAGGTCCCCGCCCTCGCCGCGGCGCTCGAAGCGGACCGCGCGGGCCTTGGGGAACAGCTCGGCCGCGGCGCGGCGCCACTGGGACAGGAGAAGCGGGCGGCCGACCCAGCCGACGAGGTGCAGCATGGCGCCGCCCTCCTCCTCCACGACCGCGATCATACGATCGTACTGGGTGGAGCCTTTGGTGAGCACGCGGACGAGATGGGCTGAGCCCGAGAGAGGTGACGCCGCAAGGCGCACGTCTCCCAGGTCCGCCTCACGGAGGACGAGGGTGTCGGTCATGGGGACCTCAGATTTGGAGGGTGTCGGCCTCGGGGCTGGCGACGTACGCCGCGAAGCCCTTGGTCTGGGTCTTCTCGGCCGCGGCGTCGTAGCCCTCGGGGAACTCGGTCTCGACGAGCTGGCCGGTGTCCTGGAGGAACCGGAGGCACATGGTGTTGCCGTTCGCGCGGCCGGTGTAGCGGTCCTTCACGCAGCGGAACGTCGAGTAGTTACGCATCGCCGGGTCTGGGTGCTGCGTGTTCCGCTCCAGCCCGAAGGCGTAGTGCGGCCAGGCGCCCATCGCTCGGGAGCCCTTGAAGTGCTTGAGGGAGACGTGGCCGCCCTCCTCGTGGCTCTTCCCGTCCGGCGTGGCGAGGTGGCAGAGCAGGATGATGTTGATGCCTAGCTCCTGGCAGAGCAGCGCCATCTCCTTGATGATGCCCTCGACCGACGCGCGCTCGTTGGTCTCGTCGATCAGCGCGGTCATGTTGTCGAGGTAGACGATGCGGACCCCTTCGGCGACGACGAGGTAGCGTATCTTCTCCTTCACCTCGTCCCACTGGGTCGACGCGAAGTTGCCGCCGAAGATGAGGTTCGGCGAGGCCTCCAGGTCATCTAGGGCCCGGTCCAGCTCGTCTTGTGTATAGCCCCCCTCCTCCATCGGGATGTGGAAGGGCTTGCCGGCCTTCTTGCCCGCGAGGCGCTTGAGGGTCTCGACGGGTGGCTGCTCCAGGTAGATGACCGCGGTCATCACGCCGAGGACGAGCGCATCGTAGGAGATGGACTGGGTGGTCCAGTCGGTCTTCCCGATCGAGTTGCCGGCGCCGAGGACGTACAGCTCGCCCGGCCGGCGCCCGAAGGTCCAGCGGGTCAGCGTGGGGCTCCACCAGGGCAGGCCCATCACGACGGGGCGCCGGGCCTCGTCGATCAGGTCGCGGACCCGGAAGATGCCCTCGGGGCGGTAGGGCTCGGCGTTGAAGAAGGCGTTGGTGATGGCCTTGGCGTCGCCGGCCATGAGCGCCTCGCGGGCGTCTTTGTGGCCTGCGACCTCGCCGACGAACGCCTTGCCGGGCGGCAGGAGCGCGGCGGCTCGCTGGGCCCACTCGCGGCCCGTCTTGTCACCGTCGAAGACCAGGACGATCTTCTCGAAGCCGGAGAGCCACTCGTAGTGGTCCCGGATCGTCTCCTCGGCCGCCTTGGCGCCGTTGGGGAGCGACACGCACGGGTACTTGCCCGCGGTGACCTGGTAGTAGGCGGCGCAGTCGCCCTCCCCTTCCCAGATGGTGAGCGAGCGGCGATCGGTGCCGAGCGGCCATTTGTGCTGGAGGTAGAGCGGCGGCTTGGCGCTCCCCTTGGCGTGCGGAAACCGGAAGGTCTTCCCGTCCTCGGCGCCCTCGGGGAGCTTGTAGCGGACCTTCTGGCCCCAGAGGGTGCCATCGGCCAGCCGGTACTCGAAGGAGATGCACGGCTTGCGGGGGTAGTCCACGTCGAGGTGCGTGACGCTCATGGGGACCAGGGAGATGCCGAGGGCCCGGCGGACGCTGGTGGCGATGCCGTAGGCCTTGGTGACCTCCTCGCCGCCGAGGGTGCCCTCGTAGGGCTCAAAAGGTTCGATGGTGTGGGTCCTGGGTGTCGCCTGCCGCGGGGGCCGGCCGTCGTCGTCTGGGAACTCGTTGTGCCCGCAGCCGTGGCAATGGCCTCGGCCGGATGCGTAGCGGGCCAGGTTGTCCCTGGAGCCGCACTTGGGGCAGGACTCGTGGCCCACGAAGGCGCTCTCGTCGCGTTCGCTGGTCATGGTGGTTCTCGGTGGTGTTGGGTGGGTCGAGGCCGTGGCAGGTTCGCGCGTTCCTGGCCTGCTCGGCACGTCTAGTTCGCCGCCTCCGCTACAGTGGGCGGAGGGAGTGTTCCGAGCCTCGGGAGGCCTCAGCGGTGAAAGGGAGAAAGCCCGCTGGGGCCACCGGAGGTCCGCTATTGGCGTTCGATGGGGGACGCCTTATTCAACGTGCGCACACGACTGGAGCAGGCTCTTGAACGACATCGATAAGGACGCGGCTGACTTTGTGGCCTCGCTTGGAAGTCAGCCGGACTCCAGCGCGGCGGCTCCGAGCTACGAGCAAGTCTCTAAGAGGCTGCTAGAGAAATACAGCTTCCTGGTTCATATGATCCAAGCAACAAGCCGCGCTCTCGGCGAGAGGTTCGGTCCAAATAGCATGGCACTCCTCGTCGAGGACCGAAGCTACTATGACAATCTAAACGCGCCGCTACTCAACTACAAACTGGAGATGTACCTCAACGGAAATCCTGTTGGAGTCGTTCCCGTCATGTTTGAGGATGAGACTGTCACAATTGGCCATCATAGATTGTTCAGCCACGACGAGACCAATCAGAAGCTGGCGTTCCAGCAAGAGATTGCGAACCACTATAGATGATAAAAACGGGGGCCGACCAGGGTGTGATCGACCCCCGTGGGGATCAGCGGCGCTCGACGCCGAAGAGCTGCTCGCCTTGGAAGCGAACGCGGTAGGACCCCGAGACGTGCTCGTGGGTCGTGGTCCCGTCAGCGGCGGCGAAGGCCTCAGCGGCTGCGACGAGGTTCTCCACCGCGGCGTCGAGGGCCTCGGGGGTGCCCAGCTTGGGCTTGGGTGCCGCGGCCATCAGGCGTGAGCCGCGTAGGTGTACACGGTGTAGCGACGCCGGCTGACCGGGTGCCGCTTGGCGACCGCGCCGATCTCGTAGCCCGCGTCACGCAGCTCGGTGATGCGACGGGTCAGTGAGCCCGAGTTGATGTCGAGGTCCAGGAGGGCCTCGCGGGGCGATGCGGAGCCTTTGGCCTGGAGGTAGTCGAGGACCTCGCGGGCGCGGGGCGTCAGGTAGGTGGTCTTCTGGGTCATCGGGGTTCCTTCAGAGCTTGCGGGGGCCGAGGCGCATCAGCTCGGCGAGACGGGTGGCGCGGTTGCCGACCTGCTTGGCCCAGCGGGAGGCCAGCATGTTGTCGGCGGCGTCGCCGTAGTGGCCCTCCTGGATGTACCGGAGGGTGTTGCGGAACGAGGTGAGCCCGTTGCCGCCGTTCCCGATCCCCATGTTGAAGCACATGTTGACGAGCACGCGCTGGCGGACCGGGTCGAGCTTGCGCCACCAGGGCAGCACGCGGTCGAGGTCCTTGATCGAGCGGTCGATGTCGTTGTCCAGGAGCGCCTGGGACTGGGCCTTGGTGATGCCCTTGGCGATGCAGGAGGCCTTCGTGATCTTGAGGGCCTCGGTCTCGGCCTTGGTGATGCCGACGTCGTCGAGGTTGCGGCCGACGCCGATCGACAGCTTGCCGGCGGTGCAGCGATAGACGCGGAGCTTCTCGCCCTCGTCGCGCGTCAGCTCGGCGCGGAGCACCTCGCGGTTCAAATCGTCCATGGGGGTTCCTTCGGGGTCAGGCGCTGGCCGCGGCGATGGCGGCGTGTCGTGCGGGGTCGTCAGGCTCATCGACCCAGGCTTGGGGGATGACCTTGTCGGCGAATGGAATGGAGAGCTTGGCGCACCAGGCGCCGTAGGTGGTCTTCGAGCCCTTGCGGATCGGAGAGGCCGACCGGGAGAAGACGAAGCGGATGTCGAGCGCGGGATGCTGCTTGCGGAGCAACTCGTGCTTCTTGCGGTCGTCGCTGTCGAAGAGGCCCTTGGTCTCAACGATCACGCCGTTCGGGAGGATGAAGTCGGGGGTGTACTTGTGGCGGCTGGCGGGCTTCTCGTAGCCCAGCCGGACCTCCTCGTAGCGATAGGGGACCCCGCGCTTGGCGAGGTCCTCCATCGTCTTGTCTTCGAGGCCTGAGCGGCCGTGGACCCGGACCTTAGATGTCCAGGCCGCCGGCATCGTCCTGCTCGTCGCCGCTGTCGTCACCATCGGCGCCGATATTCAGCTCGTCACCCGCCGAGCTGTCGTCGGCCACGTAGCCGCCCTCGCCCTGGTAGGCGCCGAAGCTGGCCTTCCGGCCGCCCTCGACGAGCTTGATGATCTGCACGCCGGTCAGCGTGAACGAGATGCCCTCGTTGCCCGACATGTCGTACGGCGACAGGAAGCCCTGCACGAGCGCCACGGTGCCGCCGCGGGGCGTCACCTTGCTCGGGTCGATCTCCTTGCCGGCGGCGTCGAAGAGGGCCGGCGGGCGCTTGCTCTTGCTCTTCAGCACGAGCTTGCCGGTGGCGATCTTCTTCGGCTTCTTGGCGCCGGCCGGGGCGTTCGGGTCCTTCACCATCTCCTTCTTGAGCGGCAGGTTGATCTCGGCCGGGTCGAGGTCGAAGGACTTGGCCGCGGCGGCGAGGATGCGCTTGGCCTCCTTCATCGCGGCGGAATTGGGATCGTCGACGCCGTCCGCGGTGTACACGTCGTACTTCTCATCGGGCTCGACGAGGTTCGGGAACGAGAGCGTGAAGGGACCAAAGGTCGCGTCGATCGTGGGTCGTTTTGCCATGACGGCGTAGGGTATTCCGTAGGGTGCGGGTGACTGCCGGATGGGACAGTCCGCAATTGTGGAGAAAAAAGAACCGGGAGCCGTCGAGAAGGACGGCCCCCGGTGGGAGATTGTGGGCACTGGCCGGAGTGGTTGTGCATACGGTGGGATTAATGCCGCGATCGGCGACTGTCCTCATATGCGTACCATCTAGGCAAAGGCATACGGCGACGTGAGGATGTGGCTCAGGTCCAGGGTGCCCTTGGCGGGGATCGCCGGGAGCTTTTCCTGGCCCTCCTCGGACAGAACGCTCCGCGCGTAGCGGTCCAGCTCCACGAACGGGTCGTACGTCTCATAGAGGTTCACGAAGGCCTCGCGGATGATGCGGAAGAACCGGCCGGTGTTGCCGGCGTGCGTGGCGAAGCTGTCGTGGATGAGCTGGAACGAGCCGATGCCCTCGGAGACCGCAAAGACGACCGTCCGGGTAAGATGCGCCGCGTCGAGGCTGTGGATGACGTTCGGCGAGATGGCCGAGCGCGCCTTCTTCTTGTCGATGCGCTTGGTGGGCGCCTCGCGGATCAGGACCTTCACCTCGGTCATCACGTTGCCGTCCGCGTCGACCTTGTCGTGGCCCGTGGCGGCCTGGATGCCCCTAGCGTAGAGCCAGAGGCTGACCTGCTTCGTCGTGTACTCGTTGTACCGCTGGACGACCGGGAGGCCCGTGGGGGTCCGCCAGATGACCGGAAGGCTCTCATGGGCCAGGGTCGCCGCGACCTGCTGGAACCAGTTGGCCGCCTCGTCGGCCTTGGGGGCCACGGTGACGATCGCGGCGTAGACGGTGTTCGCCAAGACCTGGGCGCAGGTAAAGCCGCCGTCGAGGGCCGTGGTCTCCTCGCCGGTCTCCTTGTTCTTGCGGACGGTCTGCATGGCGTACGGGTGCGCCTCACGCTCCCCGAGGGCCACCTCGTCGGCCAAGGGGCGCATGAGGTCCGACATGTGCTGGTCGCGCATCCCGAACTTTCCCGACCCGTAGAAGTAGGTCATCACGTTCCGCTTGGTCTCGCCGCGGCCGAAGCCGTTGGTGAGCACCAGGCCCGCGGCCACGCCGATGTCGTCATCCCGCAGGGTCAGGGCCTGGAGCATCGGCGTCGCGTTGTCGGCGGTCACCTGGTAGATGTCGCCGGGGGTCTCGCGGGGCAGGAGGTTGACGTGGTAGCCCTCGTCGGCCGCGCGGGTCATCGCCGAGTAGTGCTGGAGGCCCGAGCAGGAGCCGTCGAGCGCCACGCCCACGCAGCCCTCGAAGGACTCGTCGTAGCCCGTCGCGGCGAACTCGGCCCACTCGAAGCAGGCCTGGAGGAAGCAGAAGGGCGAGTCGGCCTGGGCCCACTGGTCGAAGGTGCCCTGAGGGTCCGCGGCGATCCCGAGGATCATCTCCTCGTTCTCGTCCACCCAGGCGCAGCGCTCGTCGAAGCTAGCCTTGCTGCACTTCCGGCCCGACGTGGTCTTGAAGTCTCCGCAGTTGGCGAGATGGATCGCGAGCCACCGGCCACCCTCGGCGCCGTGCGGGTGCGTGTCGGCGAAGCGGAAGAGCGCCTTGATGTGGTCGGAGCGCTGCGGGTTGAAGTGCGGCACCGCGTAGACCCGGCCGCGGAAGTCGAGCGAGTGCGGCAGGTAGAAGCGATCGACGTCCAGGAGGCGCTCGGCCTCGCCCAGGTCGGTCTCCAGGACCACGAGGTTCGTCTGGGCCGCGGTGCGGATGTTGATGATGGACCGACGCTTGCGGGACATCGCTACCCGAGCCTCGGGGCTGAGCTGATCCCACTCTTCCTGGCCCATCTTCTCCGGCTTGGCGATCGGGTCGGCGACCGCGAAGGTCTTGCTGGGCGACTTGTTCTCCGAGCGGACCCACCGCATCACGTCGAAGACGCGGCGGTCGATCGCGAAGGGTGTCTCCTGGATGGCGTTGATGCCCAGGAGCAGCTCCGACATCGAGCCGTCCTTGATGGCGTCGCGGACGAGCTGCTGGTGCTCGCGGTTGAACGTGCGGATGAGCGGGACGGTCTTCGAGACCCGGTGCTCCAGGTAGGCGCCGCTGTCGAAGCGGGTCCACGGGCGCGGCGTCACGATCATCGGCTTCAGGATGGGCTGCATCCACGCGACCTGGGCCGCCATGTCCGCGAGGGTCTCGAGGGCCTCCTCGGAGAGCTTCACGACCGGGGTGGTGCCGCGGTGGTCGTGGACCATGCCGCGCTCGAAGATGGTCGGCAGGCTCGTGAGGGTCAGGTTGAGGAGCGTGGAGCCAACGAGGACCTGGGTCCGGCGGGACCACTCCAGGCCGACGCCGAGGTCGTCCGCGAGGGCCTTGTGGCGCTTGGCGGTGACGCGCTCGTTGCTCTCGCCCTCGACCATCGCCAGGAACCGCTTGGCGGCCTTGGGGTCGGTCTCCTCGATCATCTGGGCCTCGATCTCGACCTGGACGGCCTTGCCGATCGCCTCCGAGGTGGTCGACAGGGCCTCGCCCTTCGCGACGGTGTGGAAGGTGCGCGACAGGGCCGCGAGGGCCAGCTTGTCGGCGGCGACCTCCTTGAGGGGCGCGAGGGCGGCGGCGGGGCGGCCCTTCTTCGCCTTGGCTTCGTCGACCCAGCGACCGATCGCGGCGGTGAGGATCGGCAGGGCGTCGGCGCTCATCTTCCGGACGTCCGCGCGGCGCTCGAAGCCCTCGGCGCGGGCCTTGAGGTCCTCGCGGTTGTAGTAGCGGTTCGCGCCGTCTTCGAGGCCGGCCAGCTCCAGGTTGCGCTGGGCCTGGATGATCGTGTCGGGGTGATACATGGCGGGTCCTTCTGGCGGTGTCTGCGCGGACCGACCGTCCGCATATGAGTACTTTCTAGGCACAGCGAGACTCGGCGTCAATCCGGGAGGGTGGGATTAAATGGCTGGGGGCGAGCGGTCGCCGCGACGAAAAACGGTCCCCCACCGAGGCTCGGCAGAGGACCGCTTGAGGGGTCAGGCCCCGAGGGGCAGAAAATGGCGAAAGTCTGCGTCTGCGGACTGTCTCAGACGGCGATTGTCTGCAATTGCGGACACAAGCACCTAAATCTGGCGCGTCTACCAGTTCCGCCACGCCCGCAAGTCGGACACCGCCGGTCGGCGGGCTCTATACCGCGGGCGCGGCCGGAGCAAGCGCCGTGAACGGGCAACTCCGCGCGCGGCGGGACGTTGACCCTGAAAGGAGAAAGCCGATGGCCACCAACCCCGTCAGCCCGCCCGACGTGCCGCAGCCGACCTCGCCGGGCACGCCCGACGCGCCGCCGCCCGAGATCAACCCGCCGGGCCCCGACATCGACGTCCCCGCCCCCGGCGCGCCCGCCGGCGACCCGGCCCCGGCCAATCCCAGCATCTGA